TCAACCACGGCTTTGCGCCAGTGCCGACGCACCGCCTTGCGCTGAAGGCCGGCTGAGCCAGGCCAGCGCGAAGGTCGCGGCCAGCGTCGGCAGCGCGGAGCCGAACTGCGGCGCCCACTTGGCGAGCGCGTGATATGCGGCGATGCCCGCGATCCAGATCAGCGCTGCGCCGAGATCAACCTTGCGCCGCGTGCCTTGCGGCGACACCGCCTCGCCACTGCCGAGCCGGCCGATGATCACGCCATACAGCGGAACGAACACCGAGCTCAACAGCAGCAGGAAGGGTTCCAGCGTGTGCATCGGCAGCACCAGCGCCAGCGCGATGCACAGCGCAGCCAGCAGCAGGCCCCAGCGCTTCACGCTCCAGCGCGGCAGCAGGCTGTGCGTGGAGACCGAGCCGGAGTAGACGTCGCCGTACGCGTTGTCGAGCTCGTCGATCAGGATCAGGCCCAGCGCCACGAGGCCGCCCTGCGCCAGCAGCAGCGCGGTGACGAGGCCCGTGCCCGGCTCGGCCACGCTCACCACCATCACGCCCAGCGCGTAGCACCAGACGTTCGCGAGCGCGTAGCCGATCCACGTGCCGCCGAATGCGCCGCCCAGGCCGCCTGAGCTGCGCTTGCCGTGCCGCGCGTAATCGGCCACCAGCGGCAGCCACGACACCGGCATCGCGATCACCAGGTCGAGCGCGCCGAACATGCCCATCGTGCCGTCGCCCGGGCGAGCCCAGAAGGCATCCAGGCCCTTGGCCTGCAGCTGCGTCGCGAACTGCCACGTGAGCCAGAGCAGCGACAGCACCACCAGCGGCAGGCCGAAGCGGCTCACGAAGCGGCGCACCAGCTTCACCATCGAGCCCGCGAGCAGCGCCAGCAGCACCGCGCCCCACAGCAGCGTGGTCAGCACGCCGCCCCAGAAGCTGCCCAGTGCCGGTCCGACGACCGTCTGTCCGATGGCCTGCGTGCCTTCGCGCATCACCACGAGTTCGAAGGTGGTCCAGCCCACCAGCTGCACGATGTTGAGCAGCACCGGCAGCCGCGCGAAAGCGCTGCCGTAGGTCGCATGCATCAGGCCGGCGCTCGCCAGGCCGCTCTGGCAGCCCAGCCGGGCGGTCCAGGCCAGCAGGCCCGCGCCGATGCAGGAGCCGAGCACGATCGCGATCGCCGCGTCGCGCGTGCCCACGGCCGGCACCAGGTAGGCGCCGATCTGCATCACCAGCAGACCCACGCCGAGGCTGAACCACAGCGAGGCGTGGTCGTGCCAGCCGAACACGCGCTGCGAGGCGGGCAGGGGTGTCAGCGCTTCGTTGTTGTCTTGTGCCATCCGTTTGCTCCAGTGCAAAAGGTTTGGCAGGTGGGCGAGGCCCCGGCGGCGCGGCTGTCACGCGAGAAGGCGTGAGAGGCCACCGGACCAGCTTCCCTGCGCGAGGATTACCTCAAGCCGCGCAAATAAACGCGGCCGAACAGGTTCAAAGGGTTTGATCTCAGCCGGGTGGCAAGCCACCCAGCACCCCTAGCGAAGGCCTGAATTGTAAGAGCAGAAGCGCGAAAGCCCGCAAGAGCGGGCTTTCCGGGATGGCGACATGGAGATCACGCTTTGGGCGGGGCGCCTCCCAGCGGCACGCTCAGAACTCGCAGAAAGCCCTTGCCCTGGAGGATGTTCCGGTAGCAGTTGACGGCGACGGCCTCGGCCTCCCTGGCGACCACGTCGCCGGCTGCGATGACCTGGCCATCGTCCGTCACGATCGCCAGCTTGGCCGGCTTCCCGTCGACCGTTACGGTGAGCCCTTCGTGCGAGACGGCACTGATGACGACCCCCTCGATTGCGCCCGTGGGCTGCGTACCGATCATCATGATGCCTCCTGCAGCATGTCTGCCTGTTGCGCCGCCGGCGTGATGACCCGGCCGCCGGTTGACCGGATCTCGCCGGCGGCCTTCTTCACTGCCCGGCTCACCTCGCTGAAGCTCAGCCGCCTGAGCTGGAACTCGTGGAGGTCGACGGCCGCATTGATGTGGTCGAGCTCCTGGTAGTAGAGGGCGGTGGCCTTCCACTCGCCGCTGGCCATTGCGCGCTGCTCGATGCCGTGCAGAGCGAGTTCGGCGCTGCGGAAGTGCTCGCCGAGGCCTCGTACGACGCCCAGCTGCTCGATGGCTTGGGCCACGTTGAGCGCGCTGGCCACGATTGACCAGTCGAGCTCGGTCGCCACGCCTTCCCGTAGCGCTCGAGCTGCTGCGCGCAGTGGGTCGAGCGTGTTCGCGAGCTCCGCCGACGTCAGCAGCGCGGCGCCGTTCCTGGCCAGGCGTATCGGTGCGAGTGATACGCGACTTGGTCGACGGGGAGGGCGGCCGTGCGTCATGACATTGCGGCCCTGTTTTTGGCCTCGGCCTCGTCGAGCATCGCCCGCAGATCTGCGTCGGCCTGCTTCGCCCAGTCTTGGCCGTGGCGCACGTAGCGCATCAGCAGGAAGTGGATCGCCGCGGCCTGCTCGTGCTCGGCCTTCGTCTTGATTTCGACGCCACAGAGGCGGAGAGCTTGGGCGAGGTGGATGCAGGTGAAGTTGGGCCGGCCGAGGATTGCGATCAGATCATCATTGAGGGTCGTGAGACCGGGCGCCTTCGAGTCGGACAACCGATAGATGCTGACCTGGGAGATCTCGCCGACATCGCTGGTGAAGTGGTACGCCACGCCATCCTCGTCGGTGGTCCATTGGTCAGGGTCGGAGAACATGGCCAGCCATTCCTCCCGCTCGGCGCGGTTGATGGCCTCCGGGGCGTCGACGATCGCACCGGTGTAGTCGATGGTTTCGCTCGCGAACCGGCGGAGCAGAGCATTCCACCCGTGGACCACATACGTGGCCGCTCCCTCGCCGCTAAAAGCGAGAGCGAACGAGGCGTCGATCAACTTCTCGTGCGGAACTGGCGTGATGAGAGGCTCCATGGCTACTCTCCTTTCGTGGCCGAGTTGCCAGCGGCGCGATCGATGCGATCCATCTCGCCGATGATCAGCGCGCCGGCCTTTTCCAGCATCCGCCGGGCCGTGCCAGGCTTCCACCACTCGCTGGCCCACGGCCAGGCGCTCGGATGGATGGCCTCATAGTTGCCGTCGCCCTGTGAGTAGGGCGAGAGCTTGTCCGCAGCGGTCAAAGCGTAAGCGCAAGCAGCCGAAGCCAGTTCGCCGGCGTCATGCTCGTCGTCGTGCTCTGGTGTAAAGCCCTCCAGGCCGACCTGGCGTTGCCGCTCGGCCAGCACGTCGCGTGCGGCGGCCGTCAGTACGTTTCGGACGGGCTGTCCGGGTGCCGTCAGATCCCGTGCGGCATGCCACTCCATCTCCAGCGCTGCCTCGACGATCTTGCGAGGCGGTGTGTCTTGGGCAAAGTCCATTCCAGGCCACGCAGCCAGAGCATCCAGGACGGCCTCCTTCCACTCGTTCGGCTGTGCCTCATTGGCCGACGCATAGAGCTTCATGCCGAGCGTGATCGGCGGAGCATCGGCGGCCCACTTGATCATCTGGAGGCCATCTTCGCCCGTCAGCGACGTGGAGACGACTACTTCGCCAATGGGGTGTGCCGGTGCAGGCGCGGCCTCGAGCCAGTCGCGAGCGTCATCCCAGGCTTGGCACAGACCGATGTAGCCGCGAGTGCCGCGCAGGCCTCCGAGCCTCGCGAGGGCAGCCTCGTTCCTGAAGACGCGCACGGCCTCGACAAGAGCCTGCAGGAGTACCCACGCCTGGGTGACCGAGTTGGGCTGGACTGCCGGTGTCGGCGGGCGCTCCTGGTCCGCTAGATCGTCGTCGACTTCGGTCGGACCTAGATATTGAGCGCCCTCATCGGGATGCTCGGTCAGCCATGCGTAGAGGCCCGGGGAGAGACCGGGGGACTCCGCTGCAATCGTCACCTCGGCGTCCTGGCCCCCGAAGAAGGCCAGCAACGCCTCTGCTTGCCTGAGCGTGATCTGCGTGCTCATGCCAGCACCTCCAGCACGTCGGCCTCGAGTTCGACAATCTTGGGCGCCTTCTTCGGCCTGGCCAGATTCACGGCCCATTTCGTCGTACCGTCGACGGGCGCCTTCAGGGTGCCTTCCTTGTTGTGGTGCTCGGCCGCATAGCCGCTGAGGGCTGCGCGAACCTTCACGCGGTCCCCGGCCTTGAGCGCGGGCTTCGTGACGGCTTTCGCATCCGTTGGGAACGGCCAGAGCGCGCCTGCGTGAGCGGCCGCGGGTGCTGCCGACGCCGGCGTCGCCGAGGTCGACGGGTCGGCCTGGCGCGACTCGATCGGGAACGGCCAAAGCGCCTTGGCCAGCACGCGGAGGGCTGTGTTCGGCAGGACCGCATCGGCACTGACTCCGAACGCCACACGCACCTTGCCCTTCGCCAGCACGTGCGTGACCTCACCCTCGAGCTCGAACTGGCTGTACTTGCTGTCGATCACCGCAACACGGTCACCGACCGCCGGCAAGGGAGCGGCCGGCGCGGTAGGTGCCGCGCCTTCCTCTTCATTCGCGCCGGTAGGCGCCTGGTTCTGGTCTTCGGTGCCACTGGCCGATGCGCTCTCTACTGAGTCTTCGGGCGTTTCGCCATCCAAAGCGCGCAGCTTCTCGGCGATCTGTGCCTGGACTTCCTCGGCCGAAGACTTTCCGGCGCGTGTAGCTTGCGCCGCAGGCGGAGCGGTCGATTTTTTTGCTTTCTGCGCCGTTGCGAGCTTCGGCTCTTTCGCAGCCTTCGGGGCTGCGGCTGCCTTCAGCCTGGAGATCTGGTTGCGCAGCTGCAGCTTCTGCTCGGCGATCGCTTTCTCGCGCGCCGCCGCGAGATCCAGGCCGGCCACCGTCGCGATCGCATTGAGAGCTGGCGTCGCCAGCGCGTCGCCCCTGCCGTAGGGGTAGTACTCGCGCTCATCTGCGGCCATGAAGAGCACCAACGCGCGCCACACGTTGGGATCGCTCGCGCGCTGGAGCGCAGCAATGGCTGCTTCGTTCTTTGCGCCGTAGTCGTCGCCATCGACTTGCAGATTCAACACTTCGACCAGCGTTTCCCCGGCGTCGAAATCGGTGATCTGGCGCACGAGCCACGTGCGCACCAGGTCGGCCGTGATGAGGGCTGACACTGCTTCATCAGCTTCGGTACGCACGGCTTCCTTGATCGTCTCGAACATCGCGCGACGGCCCGCTTTTTCGCTCCTGGTCTTTGCCTCCTGCTTGAGGTTCTCGATCTGACGTTCGAGCTTGACGGCGCTCTGCGTTTCGTCTTTCGCGATGGCGCCCTTGGTCACGAGCACCGCTTCCGCTTCGGCGGTAGGAACTGCCTCGATCAGTTCCTTTGTGTACGGGTTCTCGATCAGCACCGGCGACGGGGCGTCCGCTCCGAGCAGCTTGCGCAAGGACGGGCCGCTCTCATCAATGTCCGTGCGCTTCTGGTCCAGACGGCTGTAGCCCTTCAGCCCCTGCCAGCTGTGCGGGCTGACGATCTCCTTGGCTGCTTTGCCCTCGATCACAGTGAAGCCCTTCGCTTCTGCCTTCGCGACCAGTCGGCCGCGATGAACTTCGGTCTTCGCATCGAAGCAAACGGGGTCCGTGCAGATGTCTGCACTCTTGACGTCGGCGAACAGCTCGGGGTTTGCGCCAGTGCGTTTGGGACAGGCTTTGCAGCTCCCCGCAGTGGCATGCAGCGATTCGTCCTTGATGTTGAAGGCAGCCTTGCCCAAATCGAGCATGACGTTCTCGCGGACCCATTGCTCGAAGGCCCGTACCGAGTATGTCGGTTCGCCCTGGTAGTCGCGCTTCAGCGCTTCGGTCAGCGCCTTCTTCTGCAGCTTGGCGACCGGGATCCGGGCAATAGGGAGCGCGATACTGTGGTCGATCTGGCGGGTCTCGAGCGCTTCCTTGGCCTCGGGGATCAGCTCGAGCAGCTTGACTCGCGCGTACACGTAGGCCTTGCTCTTTTTGACCTTGTTGCCGACCTCTTCGGCCGAAAGGTGGCTGTGCTCCATCAGGTCCCGAAAGCCTTCGGCCTCCTCAAGCGCGCTGAGATCTTCGCGCTGCAGGTTTTCGATCAGCTGGATCTCGCGCACCTGGTCGTCGGTGAGCTGGCGGATCATGGCCGGGATCGTGCTGACACCTGCCAGCTTGCTTGCCCGGTAGCGCCGTTCTCCGGCGACGATCTCGTGCGAGGGAAGGGGATCGCCCCTCCGGCGGTCGGCGAAGGTCTCCTGCAGCCGATCAGCAGGCAGCAAGCGAACCAGGACCGGCTGATGCACGCCGCTGGCCTTGATGCCTTCGGCGAGCTCCTGCAGCTTGGCCTGGTCGAAGTGCTTGCGCGGGTTGGTACGGCTGGTGACGACCATCGCCAGCTGCAGCATGGCGAACTGCGGTTCGTCGACCGTCGTGGTTTCGGCAATCGCGTCGCCGGTGTCAGAAGCGAATTCTTTCAGAGACATGTTTTCATCCTTGGAGGGTGTGGCGAGTGATCGCGGTAATGCCGTTGCCCGGCCCTTCGAGGCGGGACGTGGACGAGGAGTGCTCGATCGCCGCTTGAGGAGCGGTCTCGGCGGGCCCCAGGAACGGGGAGGTGAGCTGGTCGGTGACCTTCAGGTAGTCGACCTCGACCTTGGCGCTGTCGACCAGCACCGAAGCCACTTGCGCGATCGCGCGGGCCCGATCGGGGTCCATTGGCTTCTCGCGGTTGCGGAGATCTGCGAGGGTGTCGAGCAGCTGGGTGCGCAGCTGCGTGATATGGGGCGTGCTCATGGCGCCGACCTTTCCTTGTGTTCGCGGGTGATGCGGTTGACCTGGCGCGTAATGGCGCCCTTCAGCTGGATGAGCTTTCGCAGCTCGGGTGATCTGTTGCCGGGGTGGTTGCGCCGTGCGTTCTCGGCGCGGGAAATGCACTCGAGGCGATCGAGCGTGATTTCCTCGAGCACGGTGGTGCGCATGCCCTTCCGGAAAACGACGATGTGGCCCTCGGGAACCGGGCCGTTCGCTGCGATCCAGACCAGGCGATGGACGGGATGCCACCGCACGTGGTTGGGGCCCGGCAGTTCGTTCATCTTCTGCTCGAGCACCAGATGCGGATTCCTGCTGCCGCCACGAACCCGCCGGTAGCTGCCGACCGGGAGCGTGGTATGGGGCGCTTGGCCTGGCTTGAACTGGGTCTCTGCCATCCTGCCGCGCGTGGGCATGTGCTTGCCCTTGTTCGCGGGGACCTGCCCAGGCTGAAAGCGATTGGCGATCATCCTGGCGTCTTGCTTGCCCCGCTGGATCCGGCCGGCCATGTCGCTGGCCAGGAACTCCGCGGACTTGCGCAGGCCGAGCTTCTTGGCCATCCTGTAGACGGCCCCCATGGGGATCTGCAGGGCGCCCGCGACGACTTCGCCGGTCATGTTCGGATACCACTGCTTGAGCAGCTCCAGCATCACGGGCGTCCAGCGCGTCTTCGGGCGGTTGATGTTCCGCGACTTCGTCATGGCGCGCTCGCATGAGTGGGTGGGTCCGAGGCCTGCGACACGGCTGTAGCGACGGGCAGGGTGTATGCGTAGTACCGGCCCTTGCGGACTCGTACGAGCAGCCCGGCCTCGATGCAGCTCTCCAGGCGCTTGTCCACCGACTGGCGGGGTGCGCCGAAGATCGCCTCTACCTCCTCGCACGTGTAGGCGACACTGGCTGGCATCGTGCGCAGGTCCTGGATGACCAACTCGGCGAGACTGCCGGCGCGCGGCGTGTAACCGTTGACTCCCACGATTGGCGCCAGCTCGGGCGGCGTTTCGAACACCTCGGCCGTCTGCTCGATGGCTTCGGTCGATTCGGAGACGCTGATCCTCGCCCGCGCTGTGACGGTCCGATGCGCGGCGGTGGTAGGCACGATCGGCGGCGGGGTCGTCGTGCGACCGTTGAGCCTGCTGGGCAGGCGCATCGCGTCGTAGGCGCCGGCGCGCGGGCAGGTCGCACGCAGTTCTGCGCCGTCGTACACCTCGGCCGGATGAACGGTGCCCGCCGGGCGCGCGTAGGGAATGCGCTGTGTGGCATATCTGTCGTTCATGGCCTGGCGCTCCCGGAGATCGACCGGCCGAGATCTGCGAGGTCCTGCAGCACGTCGCGCGTACGACGATAGACCCACATGCTGGCCACGATGCCCAACGGCCCGCCTGCCAGATAGGCGGCGATCTCAATGCCGGTCGCGTCGGGCGCGAGCTTGAAAAGCACCAGGTTGCAAACACCGATCGCGCCGCTGTTCAGGAACGCCGCGACGAAATGACCGTTGTTCACGAGCTGGCTCTGCAGGCCGAGCGCGAACACCAGGCCGAAGGTGCCGACGAAGAGCCAAAGCGCACTCATACGGGTCTCGTGGGCGTGCGATGCACACGATAGATGTTCATGCCCTTGCCGGAGGACGGTGTGCCGACTTCGCGGCCAAGGGCACGGCTGGCTCGGGCACGAACCTCGCCGGGCACGGCGTGGCCCAGGCCGTCCGCGTCGAGCAGGTCGAGAGCCAACGCGATGGTCGGCACCGATTGGGCGTCGTATCGCACCTCCGCACCTCGCCTGAATGCGGTCCCCAAAAACTCCATCGCAAGGGCTTCGGCGGGCGTGACGCCTCGACCAACGACAGGCCGGTCGGCGTCAGTGCGGACGCTGACATTGCCGCCGCCGAGGTCGACGAAGGTGATCGTGACGTTGCTCATCGAGCGGTTCTCCGCACATGAGCGAGCGCCTCTTTGAGCGTGAACGCGCGGCGGGAACTGGAGAAGCGTGCCGGCACCTCGTTGGTGAGGTACAGAACGCCGACGGTTTCAAGATGCTTGCCGTCCCAGCAGTCCTCCACCCGATTGAGCCCGAAGCCTTTGAGGAGCTTCTTGGCGTTCCGCGTCTTGCCGCATCCAGGCGGTCCGTACACGATGACGGACTTCGGGGTGTGCTTGTCGAAGGAAGGCGGCGCTTGCCTGGTGTACGGGGCGCGCGAGGTGGTGTTGGTCATTCGAGCCTTTCAGTTGGAGGAGGTGAGCTCGACGGCCTGGACATGCGGCAGGATCGTGCGCATGTCCTTGAGGCTCGTGAGCAGGGTGACGGGGACGCCCTTCTTCAGAATGGCGGCCTTCGCTTCTGCGGCCTCGCGGCCGTTTTCGGGGTAGACCTGCTCGGCGTGCAGGGTGCGTCCGCGTCCGCCATGAGCGGGCCGGACCTCCATGCACAAGACCGGGCGCGCGTGTATGCCGTCGCGAGGCATCTTTACGCGCACCTCGGCGGCTGCAGCCATGGTCCCGTGCAGTTCGAAGATCAGGCCTTCATGCGGCTGGGCGCCACTGGGTTGCTCGCCGAACATGTCGGGCTCAGCAGGCTGTGCAGACGTCTGCACGGCAGCTGCAGTCATGGCGTTGGCCCTCCGGCGCCGGTGGCCAGCGACACCAGCACCACGAGCAGGACTGCCAGGGCGAGGAGCTCGATTGCGCGCGCGCCGGCAGCGCAGAGCCAGTCGAAGGGCGTGGAAGCCTGCTCGTCGCTGGGTACAAGGCCGTAGAGCGTGCGCGTCGACCTGGTCAGCTCCTCGTGCCGTTCCACCAGCTGGTCAAGTTCCTCCCGCAGCATCGGGCGCTTCATTGCGGGCCTCCGAGCATGTAGGCGATCGACGGGAGCAGCACAAACAGCAGGAACATGAGCAGCGCAAAGCCGGTCTGGGCGAGTGCGCGACCGCGGCTCATGGCTTGCACTCCGGTGCAGCGGAGTCGAGGGTGGCCACCAGCTTCCCGATGAGCAGGTTCGAGAGGGCCTGTGTTGGGTGCACGCGATCGACGGTGTCGCCGTCGTGGATCTGGATCGCGCGGATGTCGGCGAAGAGGGCGCGTTCTTCCTTGGCGATCACCTGCAGGCGCGCGTCGTAGTCGTCGGCCCTCGGCACGTGCTCCTCGGTGCGCCCGATGCCCGTCAGCACCACCGTGGCGTTGAGGGCGATACCGCGCTGCACGATGCCGCGCGCGTTCTGATCCAACGGATAGCCGTTGATCGCATCCACCAGGCCGAGTTCGAACGAGACGAACCTGGTGTCGACGGTCTGATTCGCGAACAGCGGCATGCGCCGCTGGAACGAGTCCGCCGACACCGTCCGGCTCACGACCCGGTACTTCGGCCGCATGCGCCTCAACGTATCTGCAGGGAACTCGTCGAGGTGGCTGATCGCGTTGAAGCCGTCAAAGACCGAGTCGCCGTAGAAGGTGATCGAGCAGTCCTTGCGGGAGGATTCGAAGTAGGAGGGCGCGGCAGGGGCAGGCGCTGGCATCGGTGCTGCTGCAGGGGCGGGCGCGGGCGCAGGTGCCGAAAGCGGTATGGCCGCGAGCAGCGGCAGGCCGCCCATGCCGCCACCACCGCCGCTGCCCCCACCGCCGCATGCAACCAGCGAAGCGGCTGCGGCCATGGCCGCCAGTTGGAAGACGTGCTTGTTCATCGCGGGCCTTTCATGGCCGCGTGCTCCGCGGCCGGTTCGTTGGAGGCGGCGGCCGACGAGCTGGGCGCGTCTGTTGCGTCCTGCTGTGCGGTCGTGGAGTCGGCGAAGAGGTTGGCGAGCAGAGAGAGGGCGTCGAGCAGCCAGCTCACGCCGTCGCCAGCGATGGGGCGGCTCAAAGGGCGCCTCCGTCTTTGAGGGTCCAGACGATCAGCCCGATGAGAATGAGCTCGACCACAAAGACCATCAGGAAGGTGATGCGTGTCCGGGTGCGGTCGGCGCGGTCCTCCTGCCCTTCGGCATAGGCGCGCCTTGCGATCCGGTCCCCCTCGCTTCCCGGGTAGGACTGGCCGCAATAGCCTGCGTGCCACGCGCGGGCGAGTGCCTGGACCGTGTAGCCGCCGCTGGGCTTCGGCACGTGCCCTATCACGTTGCACCGCCTTCCTGGGCCTTGGCGAGGGCGGCCAACAAGTCTTCGCGCCTGATCCATCCTGCATCGTTCGGCGTCACGTCGCGGTGCATGGTCACGCCGAACGCAAGACAGACGGGGCGATAAGTCGGCAGGCTCTGAAGCGCGGCCAGTAGCCCAAACGAAGCGGGCGTGCAATGTGGGCAGTCTTCAGTTTCGAAGATGCCGTGCCAGAACTGCTGGCACTTGAGGCACTGGATCAGATCCACCTTCGCCCCCGGCGTGTGCTGAGCGGCGGCGGTCATGCTGCGGCTCCGTTCCTCTTCGCAGCGATCAGGGCGCGAAGACGCTTGGCTTCGGCCTGGCCGGCCTTGATCAAGGCTTCACAGGCCTGGAGACGGCCTTGGTGCGTGTACGCAACGGCCAGCGCGGTGTTTGCCTCGTCGATGGTGGCGAGACGAAGGCAAAAGCCCTCGCACTCGTCGCACTGGCGGCCCGGGGTGTGATTTGTGACGCTCACGGCGCATCGCCTCCGAAGCCGCTGAGGGTGGCGCGGGCTTCTTCCACGAGTGATGCCAGCATGCCTGCGCCGATCGCTCCCGCCATCGGGTTGAGCCGCGCTACGCGTCGAGCGAGGGCCAGTGCGCGCGCCGCTGCACTGGCCTCGAGCTCGCGGAGTTTCGTGGTGTCGACCTGGACGGTGGTGTAGTCGGACGCATAAGGACGGCGGACACGCACCGAGGTCGTGGACTGGCCAACGCTGGGCCTCTTGACCTCGATGGAGAGCAGCACGTCTCGGCTCAGGAGCGTGGTGCTTCTCATACAAGCACCTCAACCAGGTTGCCGAAGTCGTCCACGACCCCGAGTCCGGATGTGCGCCAAAGGCGCCCGGTGTCGTCGTAGCGGCGAGCGCTCCAGTAGTAGCGGCCCTTTACATCTTCGCCGTGCCGTCGATCGGTGAGGAAAGCGAGCTCATCGCTGTGGCCGTGATACGCGATCGTGTATTCGCCGTGCGGGTGGGCAAAGACCCGGCCGATGTTCGGCACGAGCAGCACCTGCAGGCCATCCGCATTGGCACGGCGCAGTTGTCCGAGCAACGGCTTGACGCATTGCTCGGGATCGTCCTCGAAAGCTTCGAGGAAGCCGATGCACCTGGCGAGCAGAGTGCCGATCGGCACGGGCGCCGCTGGTGCGGCGGGGAAGGGAATGACCATTTCGGCCTCCGTCTGTGATGACGGGGCCGATTATGCAAAGATGCCTAAGTCAAGTCAAAGCAAATTTGCATAAGATCAGTCGTTGCATCGGTTCAACGACGCGGCATCGTAGAAATTTAGCCTCCGCTGGAACTGGAGGATCGTGGCTGAAGGTCGTTTCCCGGCTCTCCCAGCAGGCGATCAATGCGATCGGCTGCGCGCGGGGCGTCTTCTGGCGTCATGGCCATGTCTGCCAAGAGGGAGGCGACAGCTTTTCGTGCAGGAAGGTCGAAGGGTGTCAATGCCTTGCCGAGCTGAAGCACCAGCTCGTGGACAGATAGAGGGCGGGCAGTCGTTCGTATGGGCGTCGGGGCGGGCGATGCTGCTCCTACTCCCCCTTGGCCCGACTCCGCGTTCAAGAATCCGCGAGCAATAGCAACGGCTTCCGCGGCCTCGTCATCGAGGAACGCCTCGACCTTGACGCCGTAGTGCTTGGCCACAGGCTCTAGGGTGGCCCAGCGCGGGTTCTGGGTGCGTCCGTCGATGAAGCGAGCAATTTGCGACTGCAGAGTCCGAGCGCCGAGCGTGTCCGCGAGAGAGTTCGGATTCTCTCCCGCTGCACTCATCAACGCCTTCAGAAGCTGCCTGCCGTTCATGAAACGACTATGCAGCATTGAGTAATGCGAAATCGCGTCAGTGGTTAGGCAAACATGCATAATGCTGGCCATGAGCAAGACCACGGAAATGATCAAGCGGCTTCGGCACCGAGGGCTTTCCGGTTCCGAGATTGCCCGTAGGGCTGGCGTCTCCCAGTCGCGAATCTCGCGCTGGGAGAACGGAGCAGTTCCTGCAGCTGCCGACGATGTCTGGAAGCTGCAGGAGCTCGAGAGGTCTTTGGAGGCGTCCTCTTCGGACGAGAGGGCAGAGGCGACAACGTGAGCCGACGCGCCTCCCAGTTTTCCCCCGCCGCCGCAGACGTCGGCGCGCTTTCCCTTTCGGCAATCCCTCCTCCTTCGCCGCGCGCGGGAAGGCGCGCGGTGTTGGGTGCGCCGAGGCGGCGGGGTCTTTGTGTTTTTGTCATGGCGGCAGTCTCCCGCGCCGCAGCATGACTGTCAGTAACTACGAAAGAGAGCCGTCGTAATGGCCATGGATGTGAAGGTCGCCGCGTTCAACGTGGCGCATGACTACGAAGGCGGCGTGGTGCAGCTTGCACCCCTGATCGGGAAGAATCACAACACGCTCAATGCCGAGGTGGCGGGCGTCGGAAGCGCCAAGCTCGGCCTGCTCGACGCAGTGAAGATAACGCTGCGCACCCGGGACTTCCGCATCCTGGACGCATTCAATGCGACCTGCGGACGCATGTCGATCCCGCTACCGGAGATGCTGGACGTCGAGGGTGACGACTGCATGCGCGCGCTGGCCGACTCGTCGCGGGAGTACAGCGAGCTCGTGTCGACCACCTGCTCGTCCCTGGCGGATGACGGATGGGTCTCCGACAACGAGCTGAAGAAGCTGCAGACAGAAGCGGGGCAGGCGATCAGCGCCATCAACGCGCTTATGGCCGCGGCGACCAGGCGCAACCAGGCGGGGAAACCGCGGAGTGCGACATGAGGCCAGTGGGGGAAGTCCGTGAGGCCCTTTGGAATGCGGCGGTCGTCCTGACGACGCCCGAGCGCGCACCAACGCTCCTCGAGCTGGCTCATCACGCACGTGTCGGTTATTCGGCCGCGCGTCGCACGGTTGACAACATGCGCAGGGCAGGGGTGCTTGAGCCCGTGCGTGATCGAGAGGTCGACTACCGGCACAAGCCGGTGAAGGAATACAGCCCGTGCGGTCGGCACGCTGCGGCCTCCCGCTCATCGTGCTCTTTGCGCGACGCGATCGCATCCTGGCCAGCGGCGGCGGTCTAGAAGATGGCCGACCAATCGAAGAAGCTGCCTGATATCAATTTCGGGGCGCTGGGTAGGGCGCTGCTCGCCCGCGCGGCAGATCTGGTTGCACAGTGGCTGCCGGGTGGCACTCGCAAAGGCGATGAGTACGTCTGTGGTTCGCTCGCGGGGGGAAGTGGCAACAGCTGCTCGGTCAACCTGACGACCGGCGCGTGGGCCGACTTTGCCGGCGATGACCGCGACCGAGGCGGGGATCTGATCAGCCTGTATGCAGCGATCCACATGCTCGACAACGGGCAGGCTGCGCTGCAGCTCGCGCGATCCGAAGGACTTGAGGACGTGGCCGGCATCGTCGCGCGCAGAGGGGGCGAAGCGCCTCCGCCGCCACCTCGGCCGCCGGCGCCGGCGCCGCGGCCAAAAGAGTCCGAGAAATGGACCACGGTCATTCCCGTGCCGGCCGTCGCGCCGCAACCGACGTTCTGGCATTACGAGCGCAAGGTGGAGGACATCATCCACAAGGCGGCGTACTACGTCGGCGAGCACCTGCTGGGTTTCGTCGTTCGCTTTCGCACAAGCGGCGGCGGCAAAGAGACCCTGCCGTATACCTGGTGCACGAGCTCGCGCGATGGCGGGTCGAAGTGGCACTGGCGCCAGTGGGATGTACCTCGACCGCTGTACTACCCTGGCCGTCAGCATCCCGAAGGGCGCACCGTCATCTTGGTCGAGGGGGAGATAAAGGCCGAAGTGCTGCAGGCGCTGCTCGATCGACATGCCCCCGGTGTGTACTGCGTCGTCAGTTGGCCGGGCGGTAGCAAGGCCTGGAAAAAGGCGTCGTGGGTATATCTCAAGGGCTGCACGGTCGTGCTGTGGCCCGACTGTGATGCGAAGCGCGAGTTGCCGACACCGAAGGAGCGCCAGGCCTGCGCCGACGATGCGGCCCTGGAGGAGCTCAAGGCGTCCAAGCCGCTGCTGCCGGCAAGAAAGCAGCCGGGCATGTCTGCGATGCTGGGTATCGGCGTCCACCTGCGCGATGCCCATCAGGCGGCGGTTTCCATCCTTCCCATTCCGGAGCCTGGCGAGGTGGAGGATGGCTGGGACTGTCGCGATGCCATCGAGGTCGACGGCTGGGACGGAACCCGCGTGCTCGAGTTCTTCGCGCGTGCGCAGCCGTTGCCGGACCTGGTCGACGACACGCCCTCGCCGACGTCCCCGCCGATCGACGAGAAGGCGTCGGCAAGTGGCGGGCGCGATGAAGAAGCTGCAGAAGACCAGGGCGAAGACGCATTCCAGGGCTACCTGGACTTCATCTGCAAGCAGGCCAAGTGCAAGACGTGGGAGCTGGGCGTCAACCGCCATATGGTGATCGCCGCGCTGAGAAAAGCGCCGGCATTGGCCGGCGTCGTGGGATACGACGATCTCCGCAGCACGCCGAGCACGCAGCGGCCGTGGCCTTGGCGCCAGGATGCCGCGCCGATGACCGATGCCGATGATCTTCGGCTCGGCGACTGGTTGACGCAGAAGTACAGGATCAAGGCGGCCTCGCGTGGGGCGCTGTCCGAAGCGATCGAGACGGTCGCCGACGAGAACCACTTCCACCCGTTTCGCGACTGGGTGCAGACGCAAAAGTGGGACGAGAAGCCGCGCACCCGGAAGTGGTTGATCCATGTTCTCGGGCGCGATGTCGCCGCGCTGCCGGAGAGGGAGCGGATCTACCTCGAGATGGTCGGTCACTTCATCCTACTGGGTCATGTGGCCCGGGTGATGCGGCCTGGCTGCAAGTTCGACTATTCGATCGTGCTCGAGGGCAAGACCGGCATGGGCAAGTCGACCTTGCCGGAGACGCTGGTGGGCGAGGCCTTCTTCAGCGACACCCATTTCGACATCGGCGCCGGCAAGGATGGCTTCGAGCAGCTGAGCGGGATCATCGCCTACGAGCTCTCCGAGATGACCGCATTTCGGCGGGCTGACAGCGAGTCGGTGAAGCAGTTCTTCAGCACGCGCAAGGACCGGTACCGCGGCGCCTACGGGCGCTACGTCACCGACCACCCTCGCCAGTGCGTGATCTGGTGTACGACGAACAAGAGGCAATACCTCTACGACTTGACCGGCAACCGACGCTTCTGGCCCGTGTGGGTCTATCAGCCGCTGAACATCGAGTGGCTGCGAAAGTGGCGAGGCCAACTCTTTGCGGAAGCCCTGGTCATGCTGCAGGCCGGCGAGCGAATCTTCCCGACGCACGAGGAGGAGCGGCTGTACTTCAAGCCCGAGCAGGAAAAGCGCCTGGTGGAAACCTCGGTGCAGTCCAAGCTCTACGACTTGCTGACACGCGAGGGCGCCGCGCGCACGGAAGGACGCTTGACGAGCGAGCTCAGCCAGCACACCACCTTCGTGACCATCGCGCAGATGACCGCGGCCCTGGGCGCAGACCCGGCGAAGTCGACGGCGCTGCTGGAGACCCAGATCCGCGACTGGCTCGTGGAAAACGGTTGGCAGCGCGCGCGTGCGGGCAAGCCTGCAGTGCCGGGCGGATCTCGCCCTTGGGGGTACGCAAGGCCGGAGGTCTGGCCACCGGTCGACGAGGACGAAGAGTCGGGGGGCAATGGTCCCTCTGGCAATGACGATGAACGGGGAGATCCGCCTGCACCGGCGGACGATCCCTATGGAGGCCGTGACGATGCGCCTTTCTGACCAGCGATCGCTGTGGGCAACAGCGGAAAAGGTCATGGCGCAAGAAACACGCCGTGAGGCACCAGCTGCGGGAGGCGAGATTCGCGGCAGCAGGTGCGCAGCGGTAGTGGGGAAGTCACTGCATGCGCCGATGACGTAGTCCTGCTCATCTGAAGCGTGGCCGGAGGCTGGGCGATCGCGCTGCACGTGTGCAGCGACGTCCACGCGTCCAGCCTTCGCATGGAGCGCATGGTGCTGCCGGTTCCTGGGGAACTGCCAGTTCAGGCCGCTGCATTGTCTTTCGGGTCTCGCGCGCCCTCAATGCGGCGCGCAGGCAGGTGTGCACACGTCTGCACGCTCGCGCGCGGGGCCTTGTGTGTGTGTTTCTCTCAGTAGAAATCAATGGACGGATGGACGTCCGGTGAAATGGAGAGCCAGCCATGACCACAGAAAAGCAGATTGATCCGGCGGTGGAACAGATCCGGACCATCAAGCGTCAGATGCCCTCGGTCTATGCCGCGATCCAGGCAAAGGCGGCAGAGATCGGCGGCCTCGCCTATGAGTTGGTCCGTCGTGGCGCTCGTGGAGAGCTGGGTTGCTTCTATGCGTGCGAGAAGGACATCAAGGTCGGCACGTACTGGCATGTAGCGCTGACCACCGACGTAGCGCTGCTGGTCGAGCGATACGGCATGTCATTCGTCTGCATGTGGGGCGAGTCGGCGATAGCGCCGCGCTTGCCCGAGGACCCTCCGACTGTCCAGGTCCAGAACGCCGAAGTGGTCGGGGCGTCAATCCCGCGGCGCAATGCCGAGTTCCGAGTTTTCATCGACGGTGTTCATGCGGAAGACCGCGCGCAGGGAGGTCCGCGAATGAAAGGGCGTGAGGTTGCCGATGGCGCGGATTGAATGGGTGAAGGCCCGGTTGGAGAACTGGGCGATGTGGAAGGCGCGAGGGGAGGCTGGCGGCCTCGGCTGGTCATCGCAGTCAGCGTTCCTCAACGAGCCCGCCGGCGGCTACCGGCAATCCAGGATACCGATCGACGAGGTCGACGCATCCGTGACCGACCAGGCCGTCGAGTCGTTGAAGGATGCCAGGCCGAGCCTGTACCAGGTCCTTCAATGTGTCCATGCGCGTGGCATCGGAGTCAAGGCGACGGCACGAGCGCTCGAGTGCAGCGAGTCGAATGTAAAAGCGCTGCTCGATGCGGCCGATCGGGAGCTCGGTGTGTGGTTCACCGAGCGTGCGGCCAGGCAGGCGGCGGCGCGCGATGCCCTGCGAGGGGGTTTTACGACATGACTCTTTTTGATAGATTTCTGTCAGGTCCTAAAAATGGGTCACGCGATGGCATTCCAAGGTTTCTCGCAGCGTTTGACGTTGGCCCGCAAGGTCTCCAGTGCAAAGTCCGCACGGTCATCGCCGCTCACGCAAGAACAGAAGGACCGAAAAAAGCGGCTGGATCGTGAGCGTGCTGATCGATTGCTTGCCGAGAATCTTGCACAGCGTGCACTGATCGAGTCCAAGCGCTCGTAAGGCTGATGCCACCACCAACCCGCCGCAGGCAACTGAGGCGGGTTTTTTCATGCTCAAGATCGACATCGACACCAAGCAGTTCGCTGTCCTCGGGAGCAAGCTGGCACGGTTCGGCGAGCAGGCACGAGCCAAGGCCATCGGGCGCGGGCTTTCCAAGGTGATGAAGCAGGCGCAGACGCAGGCCAAGCGTGAGATCACGTCGGAGTACAACGTGAGGTCGGGCGAGGTTGGCAAGCGGCTCGGTGTCCGGCTGCAGGCTAAGGGTCTGCAGGCGGTGTTGTTCGCGAAGGCCCGTGCGCGCAACCGCATTCCGCTGATGGAATTCGCGGCCAAGGCAACGAAGAAGAACGGCGTGCGGTTCAAGGTTCGCAAGACGGCAGGTCGTGGTCAGTTGCGCCACGCCTTCATCGCCACGATGAAGAGCGGGAAGACAGGCGTCTTCATGCGCGTGCCTGGTACGCGGAAGATCAAGCAGGTTGTCGGCGTCGACATCACGCACATGTTCGCCGGTAAGCGCGTCCGGCCGGCGGTGATGAAGAGCATCAACGACAACGTGGCCCGGGTCGTGACCCATGAGATGGAGTTCGAACTCCGACGCCTCGGGTTCCGGTGACGTTGCACCCCCGCAACGTTGTGAAAAAGGTACTCCCGGGCCCCCTCCGAAAACTGCGGGCACGAAAACGACCCGCGAAAAAAACGAAATTATCTGTGGCGCCTGAAGCGGGTTTCGTTTCGGGCTGTTGGCCTGTGGGCCGGAGGTTGTGATGGAAGAACTGCTCGGCACTGCGGACTGGCGCGTGTCGGTGGCGCAGCTCGCGTTGTTCCTCGAGCTCACCGAGCGGCGCGTGCAGCAGCTGGCCGCCGACGGCGTGATCCCGCCAGGTGAGGACGGGCAGTATCTTTTCCTTGCGAGCGTGAAGGGCTACCTGCAACTCATCCAGCAGGCCGCCGCCGGCAAGGCCGTCAGCGATGAGGCCAAGGAGAAGCAGCGTGCGCAGATCGACCTGCTGCAGACGCAACGGGACTCGGCGCAGCTGGTGCTCGATGAGAAGCGCGGTGCGCTGATTCCTGTCGAGTCGGTGCGCGCCGCGACAGTGAAGCTGGTGAAGGTGCTGACTGAAGGCGCTGACACGCTACCGGATCTGCTCGAGCGTAAGAGCGGCATTCCCGGGAACGTCGTCGTCGCGGTCGGCGAAGTCGTCGATCAATGGCGCACCCGGCTCTTCAAGCGCGCGACGGAAGTGCTTGGAGGCGAAGTCATTGCGGATCAACTGCCTGCCGTGCAGACGTCTGCAGATCGGCCCGATGAGCTCGAGGCGGAGCCGCCGAAGAAGAAGATCGGCCGGCCTCGCAAGAAGCGGGGCGACGCCTTCACGCCGCCATTGCTCTGATCATGGCGAAGGGGTTTGCCAGCGCAGAGGAGGTGATGCGCGACGCGGTCGCGTTGCTGCAGCCGCCTCGGCGCATCAAGGTGAGCGAGAGCGCAGCGCAGTTCCTGCACGTGGGAGCGGCCGGTGGCGACGACGCGCTGTGGGATCCCGCGCTGACGCCGTACATGCCGGCGCCGATGGACCGGCTCGCGGATCGTAGTGTGGAAGCCGTTGTGTTCGCCGGGCCTGCGCAGTCGGGAAAGACGGACGGGCTGCTGCTGGGCTGGATGGCTCACAGCATCGTGTCCGATCCGTGCGACATGATGATCGTGCAGACCACGCGAGAGCAGGCGCGCGACTTCAGCAAGCGTCGGGTCGAGCGTTCGCTGAGGGCCTCGCCGAACCTGCGCGCGCAGGTAGGAGCGGGCCACCAGGACAACGTGCTCGACAAGCAATTCCGCAACGGCGCGATGCTGAACATTGGCTGGCCGACCGCGAACCAGCTCTCGGGTAAGCCGATTCGGCATGTGGCTGCGACGGACTACGACCGCATCCCGCTGAACATCGACAAGCAAGGCGACTGCTTCGGGCTCCTGAAGACTCGGACGAAGAGCTTCATGAGCCGTGGCAGGACGTTGATCGAGTCCTCGCCCGGCCACGAGGTGCTTGACCCGGAATGGAAGCCGCGGGGCCATGGCGCGCCGCCGACCCATGGGGTCCTCGGGCTTTACAACCTGGGCGACCGGCATCGCTGGTATTGGCCATGCCTGCACTGCGGGGCAGAGTTTTTGGCCGAGTGGGACAACCTCAAATGGGACACCACGATCGATGATCCGGTCGTGGCCAGCCGGACGGCGCACATGCGTTGCCCGGAGTGCGAGGGCGTGATGGGGCCCGAGCACAAGGAGACGATGAACCGGCGCGGGCGGTGGCGCAGTGAAGCGGAGGTATTCGGCGACAGCTACCAAAGCAAGATCGCCAGCTACTGGATGCAAGGGCCGGCCGCCGCTTTCCAGAGCTGGGAGAGTCTGGTCTACAACTACCTGGCTGCCCTGAAGGACTTCGAGCTCACGGGCAACCAGGAGAAGCTGAAGGCGACGACCAACACCGACCAGGGGCGGCCTTACACGGTGCTGAGCGCCAAGGGCGACGGGCTGGATGCGGTGCTGCTCAAGCAACGGGCCGACAACTATGCGCCGCAGCGCCACGTACCGGCCGAGGCGCGCTTCGTGACCACGGCGGTCGACGTGCAGAAGCACCGGTTCGTGGTCCAGGTGCATGCGTGGGGCGTCGAGGGGCAGTGCTGGATCATCGATCGCTTCAACCTGACGTCGAGCGATCGCATCGGTGATGGCGGCGAGCGGTTGAAGATCTCGCCGTTCACGCACGCCGAGGACTGGGCCGCGCTCGACAAGCTGCTGGACGACGAGTATCCAGTGGCCGGCAACGAGGACATCAAGGTCCAGAGCCGGATGATCGTCTGCGACTCCGGTGGCCAGGACCAGGCGACCAACAACGCGTACGCGTACGCGCTGCGGCTCAAGCGCCAGTCTCGTGCTGACCGGTTCGCGCTCATCAAGGGGGCGAGCTCGCGTACTGCGCAACGGATCGTCAAGGGCAAGCCCGGTGATGACCGGATCAAGGTGCCGCTGTACATCATCAATCCGAACATCTTCAAGGATGAAGTGGCGGCGAGTCTGGCGCGCGAAGAGCCGGGCCCGAATTCCATCAACTTGCCTGATTGGGTCGGCGAATGGTTCTTCCGCGAGCTGACGGCGGAGACGCGGACCGCGACGGGCTGGGTGAAGAAGCGCAAGGGCGACAACAACGAGGGCTTCGACCTGTGCGGCTACAACCGCGTCGCTTACACGCTGGTGGGCGGCGAAAAGATCAACTGGGCCAAGCCTCCCGAGTGGGCCGGGCGTGCTCTCGGCGAGCGGATGGCGGAGAAGGACACCGTCGGCAAGACCGGCAATGACAAGTACCTGCAATGGCTGCGCGAGCGTGGCCGACGCATCAACGGCGAGTAACCACGAAAGACCATGACGAACTGCAACCCCTGTGATCAGGCTGCGGCCGCGCCCTCGGCCTCGCCGTGCGTGACGCCGACGTGTGCGGAGATGCTGTGCGCGGCCGTGAACGCCTACAACGCGCTGATGTCCGGGCGCGAGGTGGTCGAGGTCCAGTTCGGCGAGGAGCGGGTCAAGTACAACCCGAAGTCGATGCCGAACCTGCTAGACCACATCCGGCGTCTGAACATCGCCTGCCCGAGCGCTGCGGCGTCTGCGGTGCTGGGCCTGGGCGGTGGCGGCCCGCTGTCCGTGTCCTTCGGCCCGCGAAACCGTCGCTGCTGCGGCTGCTGAGATCGCCATGCTCGACACGCAAAGCGGCATCCGGATCCTGGACGCCGAAGGGAGACCCATGCCCAGCGCGGCCAGCTACAAGGCCAGCGACAGCATCAGCCGCGAGCTCGGTTCCTGGCAGCCGCCGCTGCAGAGCGCCGACCGGTCGATGCTGCCGGAGAAGGCGAGGGCTGAAGGTCGTGCGAAGGACCTTGTGCGCAACAACGGCTACGCGCGCGGTGCGGTCCAGAACCAGAAGGACCGCATCGTCGGTGCCAGCTACAAGCTCCAGCTGCAGCCGGTCTACAAGCTGCTGGGCATCACTGCGAAAGTCGCTGCCGCGTGGGCCAGCCAGGTCGAGGTTGCTTTCCATGCGTGGGCCGACGATCCGGATTGCTGGATCGATGCTCAGCGCAAGCGCACCTTCAGCCAGTTTGTGCGGGAGATGTCCGGGACCGAGATGGTGCAGGGCGAGGGCTTCCTCGTGCGCCAATGGCGGCCGTCCCCGTCGGGCTACGCCACTTGTTTCACCACGGTGGAGCCGGAGCGGGTGTCCACGCCTGGCGTCCAGGGGCTCCTGAACAACCAGGAAGAGGTGCTGCCCAACGGCAACCGCGTGCGCGCCGGTGTGGAGCTCGATGCCTGGGGCGCCGCTGTGGCGTACCACATCCGCACGAAGCACCAGCAGGACTTCGGCTACCTCGCGTCGACCGCGGTCGGGCAGTGGGATCGCGTGACCAAGCTGAACGAGTTCGGTTGGCGCCAGGTCATCCACCTCTTCGAGGTCGAGCAGGCCGATCAGACTCGTGGCTTCAGCGCGATGGCCAGCACGCTACAGAAGCTCAAGATGATGGACATGCAGGAGGATCTGGAGCTGCAGCTGTCCCAGCTCGGCACGGCCTTCGCCATGTACATCAAGACGCCGCTCGGCCGTCAGCGCGCCAAGGAAATCATGGGCGCCGACGACGAAGAGGGGATGATGAAGTTCACCCAGATGTGCATGGCGGCGCAGGAGGCTTTCTACGGCAGCGCTGGCGTGAACATCAACGGCGTGAAGCTGCCGACCCTCTATCCCGACGACGAGATCGGCGTGCTGCAGCCGCACAACCAGGCGGCAAACCACGAGCAGTTCAAGGAAGGCCTGATGCGCCAGAACGCGCGCGGCTGGGGCATGAGCTTCGAAGAGGCCAGCGGCGACTTCAGCAAGACCAGCTACAGCAGCGCTCGTGCCGCGATGCAGATCGCCTGGGCGTACGTCCTGGCCAAACGCGCCGCCATCGCCGACAAGGCCGCGACGCTGATGTTCCGGCTGTGGTTCGACGAAGCCATCGTGCGCGGCACGATCGCGCCGCCGCCGGGCGTGAAGTACTGGCCGGACAACAGCACGCAGATGGGCCAGATCTTCGCGTGGCTCACGAGCTGCACCTGGATCGGCGCCGGCAAGATCGTGCTGGACGAGTTCAAGCAGGCGAAGGCCAACGAGGTCGGCCTAGCCACTCACCAGGTCGCGCTGGATGACATCCTCGCCGAGAACGGCAACGACCTCGAGCGGCTGCTCGACGGCCATGTCCGTACACGCGAGATGTTCGAAGAGCGTGGCTTGCCGCTGCCCGAATACCTCGGGGGCGCACCGAAGACCGCTCGCACGCCCGAGCAGAACGCGGCCGACGACGCAGCGGCGGCACAACAGGACTGACCATGAAGCATGCCCATATCGCGGCCCGCGCGCTCAATCGCCCGCTGCTGCTGGAGCCCGGCTATGCCCGGATCTTCTTCTCGGCCCTCGGCGGCCGCCTCAACTTCGCCGGCCTCGTCGACGCGAAGGGGGAGGCCCTCGATCAGAAGGGGATGGCCGCCCTGTGCGAGAGCTACCTGCCGCGTGCCGTCGATCCCTGGAGCGGGGCAGACGTCACCGACCAGAGCTATGCGGTGGTCGACGGCGTGGCGGTGATCCCGGTGCAGGGCTCCCTGATGCACAAGAGCGGCTACATCGGCACCCGCTCGGGCGCCATGGGCTATGACGGCATCCAGGCGCAGATCGTGAGCGCGCTCGCAAACCCGCGCGTCAAGGGGATTCTGCTGGACATCGACAGCCCCGGTGGCGAGGTCGCTGGCGTGCGAGATCTCGCTCGGCTCATCAACGCGGCGTGGAAGCCGATCTGGGCCCACGCGAACGAGACCGCCGCGAGCGCTGCGTACTGGCTCGGCAGTGCGGCCCAGCGGCTGATCCTGTCCGAAACGGCGGAGGTCGGCAGCATTGGCGTGCTGATGGCGCATGCCGACTACAGCGCCATGCTCGACGAAGAGGGCATCAAGGTCACGCTTCTGTACGCCGGAGCGCACAAGGTCGATGGCAACCCGTACGAGGCGCTGCCGGAGTCGGTCCGTAACGCGTTCCAGGCGGATATCGAAGAACTTCGCTCCCAGTTTGCAGAGGCAGTCGCCGGCAACCGGGGCATCTCCACAGCGCAGGTGCTTTCCACCGAAGCCCAGCTGTACCGCGGCCGCGACGCCGTCGAGATCGGACTGGCCGACGAGGTCATGTCGTTCGACGACGCGCTCGGCGCATTTTCCGCAACCCTCGCCAAACAAGGCGGATTCTCGAAAGGCAAATCCATGTCGAATGGCTCGAACGCCTCGCCCAGTGCTGGCGAGATCTCCAACGAACAGCTCGCCCAGGCGCGCGAAGCCGGCCGTGCCGAAGGCCACGCTGCAGGCCTGCGTGAAGGCGCGACCGCGGAGCGCACGCGAATCGGCGCGATCCTCGGCTGCGACGCGGCAAAGGGCCGCGAGGCCACCGCGCGCGAGTTCGCCCTCGGCACCGACATGGCTGCCGATACGGCCGCGAAGCTGTTGGCTACGGTCCCCGCAGTCGATCCTGCCGCGGCGGCTGCTGCCGCCACGCTCGAACAGATGGGCAATGTCCAGCTCGTGCGCCCCGACGCCTCCGGCCAGGGCGGCGGTGGCGGTGACAAGCCGACGCTCGCCCAGCGCGTCGCGAGCGCCCGCCAAGCGCAGACCCTGGCCTGATCCGACAGGTCCACCCTCCCACAACTTCAGGAGCACTACCATGCAATCTTGCTGCAATGCCGCGGGCGTGACCCGCGACGTCTTCACGCCGGACGACCTCATCGTCGGCGACCATGTGCAAACCACCGAGGCGCTGCTGACGGGCGGCGTTGCGTACGCGCGTGGTGACCTGCTCGGCGTCGACGCCACCAACACCGTCAGCCTGGTGGCGGATCCGGCCAACGCCAAGTACATCATGCCGTTCACGCTCACGGCAGCCGAGGCCACCGCTCACGCGGCGACCGGCAACCAGCTGCAGTTCTACAGCCAAGGCGAGTTCGCGCAAGACCGCGTGAAGCTCGCCGGCGTGGCGCTGACCGCCCCGCAGATCGTCGCCGCCAAGGCCGCGCTCGGCCCGCAGAAGATCGAGCTGCGCCGCGTGCTGTAAGGCGCGCTTCTCCTTCGTCATCGCTCGCTCGTCGAGCTCGGGGCCCGCCAGAGAGCGGGCTTTTTCATTTTCGGCTTGCTAACCCGCAGGCCATTCACTTTGGACTGAGCCATGGACATCTATACCCCCCAGGAGCTGCTGGACGTCATTGACCTGACCTATCGGCCGACCACGTTCCTCACGAACACCTTCTTCCCGGAAGTGCAGACCTTCGATACCCCCGCCATCAGTTTCGATCGTCTCAGCGGGGCGCGCCGCCTCGCGCCGTTCGTGTCTCCCTGCGTAGAAGGTCGCCCCATCCGTCGTCGCGGCTTTTCGACCGATAGCTTCTCGCCGGCCTACGTGAAGCCCAAGATGGCGCTGACCCCGTGCAACGTCACCACGCGGCGGCCTGGCGAGCGCATCGGCGGATCGCTGTCGCTCGCTCAGCGCCGAGACCTCCAGCTTGCCGCAGACCTGCAGGAGCTGATCGACATCATCGACAACCGCCTCGAGTGGATGGCAGCGCAGGCGCTCGTCTACGGATACGTCGACGTGGCGGGCGATGACTATCCGCTGGTGCGAGTCGACTTTCAGCGCAGCGCTGGCCACAGCGTGGTGCTGGCTGGCGCAAATCTGTGGAGTGCTGCCACCGGCAAGCCGGTCAGCAATCTCGACAGCTGGTCGGGCACGGTGGCGCAGGACCAAGGTGGTTCCGTCACGGACGTGCTGCTCGGCGCCAATGTGTGGGCGCCGCTGTCCCAGAACCCCGAATTCAAGGACCTGTACAAGAACGTCCAGCCCATCGGCGGCCCGCTGCCGAGTCTGCTGCCTGGCGTGCTGGACAACGACCAGAAGGTCTACCGTGGCATGTTCGGCCAATACCGTCTGTGGTCCTACAACGCGACCTACACCGATCCGAACGGCGTGACGCAGTTCTACCTCCCGCCGGATGAAGTTCAGCTCGTTGCGAAGCAGACGATGCGCGGTGTACAGGCCTTCGGGGCAATTCAGGACCTGCAAAGCCTGGCGGCCGTGAAGTACTTCGCCAAGATGTGGCCGCAGGAAGACCCCAGCGTCATCTACACGATGGTCCAGTCGGCGCCCCTGCTGGTGCCGCGGGTCACGAACTCCACTTTCCGTGCAAAGGTGCTGTAAGCCATGACCGATACCACCAACAACACCACGGGCGCCGGTGAGGGCGCAGACGAAGCCGGTGCCGGCACCGGCGCTGGCGGCAGCGCGGGAGCAGCCGCGACCAACGCAACCGCGATTCCCACGGGTGCCGGTGCTGGCGCTGGTGGCAGCGCCGGCGCCAAGGAGCCCGGCCGCGGCCGCGGCGGCGCGCGGGCGAAGCGGGGGCAGCGGGCCAAGGCCCTCGGCGTCGTGCAACTCGAGCGCAACGGCAAGGTCGTCGAGATCCCGCCTGGCGAGGAGTTCGACGCCTCCGCCGAGGAGCTCGATCCGTTGGTCGACGCGCGGTTCGCCGTGCGCGTCGGCGCCGACGACGACGAAGCCGCAGAGTAGGCGCGGCCATGAGCGACAGCTACCTGCGAAACCTGCACCTCGAGCTGGTGCAGGGCGACGACTACCTCGCGGCCGATGGTCGCGCGTTGCAGTTCGTCGGCGCGGGCGTCTGCTGGCCGGCGGCTGTGACCGACGTGCTGCTCAGCGTGTGGAACCCCGTTGCCGACTGCGGTCTGGTCGGCAACGGGAGTGCTCCGCTGGCGGTGGTCTCGGTGGCTGGCGTCTTCACGCCGGCAGGCACCAGCGCCGCCATCGTCGCGGTCGATCTGCCCCGCGCGGAAACGCTCAAGCTGTCGGCTGGCGTGCGCCGCTACACCTTCGAGGTGGTGGGGAAGCCGCCGAGCAACAGCATGCGCACGCTGGCCCGCGGCTTCGTCACCGTGCTTGCGAGCCAGTCATGAACTGGGAGCAGATCAAGCAGGAGGCGGCCGCCGTCGTCCAGGCGGAGTTCGGCGAGCCGATCCGTTTCCAGTACTTGGAGGGCCATTTGGTCGACATCTGCGCGAAGTTCACGATGGCGACCACCGACGTCAGCATGGGCGGGCAGGTGCCGATCTCCAGCCGGCAGCCCATGTGCAACATTCGCAAGGGCGTGCTGGAGCGCAAGCCGCGCCAGGGGGACCTGGTCATCCGGCGCAACGTCACGTACGAGGTGAAGGCCGCCGAGGTGAAGCTCGACGCCTCCTTTGACGTGCTGCTGCTGGCCGTCGACGCACGGCACGCTGCGCGCATGAGGGATCGCACGTGACGCACCCGCGCACACTCATTCGCGAGCACATGGCCCGCGAGCTCGTGCGCCGGGGCGCCTGGGCCGACTCGGTGTTCGTCAGCCGTTCAACGCCGTTTTCCGACGAGGACCACTTCCCGAACGTGTGCGTCTACACGGACGGCGAGCGCACGCGCAACGCGCTCGGGCAGCAGCTGCTCGAGCAGGAGCTCGCGCTGCTGATCGAGGTCCGGATCGCGCGCACGCCTGATGCGCATCAGCCCTGGCGCCACGTCGACGGGCTGCCTTCGCACCCGGCCCAGACCACTGCGGCCGATCGCGAGCTCGACGAGTGCTGTGAGGCGATCGAATCGATCGTCTTCGGCCAGTTCAGCAACACGTCTGTCGTGGTCGAAGGTCAGAAGATCACGATCGACGAGATCTCCGAGGTCAACACCGAGATCGCGCGAAGCTCAGAGGGCGAGGTGCCCTATGTGCTTGCGCAGATCGAGTTCAAGCTGGTCTATCGCGCCTGCTACCCGGTGCCCAACGTGAACACCTGCCCGCTCGAGAAGGTTCTGGGCGAGCTGCGGCATCGCGTGTGCGGCGTCGAAGGGCAGGGCATTCACGCGAACGCGTATACCCCCCAACCGCCGCAAGGCGCCTGCTGAAAGAAGCTCATGGCCTGTTCTACCTGCACTGCCGTCCGCCAGCTCGTCAACGTGCCGCTGCGCCGTTTCGGACTGCCGACCTTCAACACGCCGGCGCCGGCGCCCGCACCACGCGTGCAGACGTCTGCACAGCGTCCGGCCAACCCGGCCTGGCCAACGCGCAAGGACTGACCTGGCGCCGATCTTTCGTCCACTTCAAGGAAATGCCATGTACCTGCTGAAAGCCCTGCGACCCGGCGTCAAGGACGCCCTGACCGGAGATCCGATTCCCGAGGACGGCGTCCGTCGCGAAGTGCTGCTGCCGCCCGATCACTACGCCGAGCGCACCGGAGATCTCTCGATCGAGGAGCTCGCGCCCGAGTCTGCGGCGTCTGCCGCCCCCGAGTCGGCCGCGGCCGAGGTGCCCTCGAGCACGTCCCAGGATGCGCCCGAAGCGCGCTCCGGCCGCGCTGGCAGGGCTGCGGCTGCATCTGTCGGCTAGTCCCGATCTCGCCTCGTTCCAGGCCCGCCTCTGAGCGGGCCTTTTTGTTTCCACCCGCCCGCGCACCGTGGGCTTTGAGCCAAGGAAGGCCCTATGTCCCTCACTCTCCAGCAAATCCCGAGCACGGTCGGTGTGCCCGGCACCTACGTCGAGTTCGACGGTACCGGCGCCCGCACCACGCAGGCCGGTAAGCCCTACCGGATCTTCGTCTATGGCCAGATGGACAAGGCCAAGACCGTCCCGTATCCGAACGGGTCGACCGCACAGCCGAACGTCCCGATCCAGGTCAACAGTGCGCCGCAAGCGAGCCAGCTCTTCGGGCCCGGCTCGATCCTGTCGCATATGGCGCGCGACCTGTTCAAGACCAACAGCATCAACGAGGTCTGGTTCTGCCCGCAGTACGACGATGCGGCAGGCGTCGCCAGGGTCGTGACGGCCGACTATGCGGTGCCGTACGCGACGCCTGCGGCTCAGGCGGGCGTCGAGCGGATCTACATCGGCGACCTGGAGTACCGGGTGCCCGTGGCCGTCGGCGCGACGGCGGCGTCGATCGCTGCAGCTCTCGCGGCGGTCATCAACGCAGACCAGGCCGCGCTCTTCACGGCGACCGCGCCGGCGGCCGTTCTGACGCTCACGGCAAAGAACAAGGGCGAGCTGGCCAACGACGTGCAGATCGTGGCGCAGTACAACCCGGGCGACGTCAGCCCTGCCGGCACCTTCGTCACTTTCACCACGGCGACGGCGGGCGTGCAGAACCCCAGCATCGCTGCCGGCATCGCCAGTGCATCGACCATGTACATGACGCACGTGACGGTGCCGTACAACGACGCGACAAACGCTGCTCTGATCCTCGCCGAAGCGCAGGACCGTTGGGCTCCGCTTCCCGGGCCCACCAGCCTCGGCAACGGTCAAGACGACTTCGAGATCTTCGGCGCGTTTCGCGGGACCGAGGCGCAGATCGGCACCTTCATGGCAACTCGCAACAGCGAGTACCGCACGACGATGGCGGTCGAACCTGGCCAGGTGATCAATGGCATCCAGTACGGTGGCCTCATGTCCAGTGCATGGCAAGTTGCCGTCGTGTACTGCGCTATCAGCGCTGCGCTGGCCAGCGCAGTCGCAAACAACCCGCACCAGAACGTGGTGCTGAACTGCCTCAAGCCTGCGCCTATGCCGTGCCGGTTCATGTGGAATGTGCGCAATCGGCTCATCCTGAACACGGGCAACGCCACCTACAAGTGCAACGATGCCGACCAGGTGATGCTGGAGACCGCCATCACCGAACGCACCACCACCGATACGGGCGTGGCCACCGATGCCGAGCGTCGCGTCGAAACGCAGCTCGCCAAGAGCTACCTACGCTGGAGTGTGCGCACCATGCTCGACACCACGTATCCGCGCAACCGTCTGGCCGACGACGGCACGGCAGGCCTGCCGCCTGACGTGGCCACCCCCAAGATGATCAAGGGCTCGATCCTGGCCCTGTGCCAGAACGTCTGGGTGCCGCTGGGCATCGTCGAGAACTTCGATCAGTTCAAGGCCACGCTCGTCGTCGAGCGAAGCATCGAGGACTGCAACACGATCAAGTTCCAGGCCATGCCGGACATCGTGAACATCCTGACGGTCAAGGCCGGCAGGCTGTCCTACATCGTCTGCTGAGCGCGGTCATCAATTCCCCTGAAACCAAGGAGCATTCAACATGGCTTGCGCATCGCAGACGATCCGTGTGTCGACCGTTGTCTTCAACGGCATCAACCACACGCCGGTCAACAAGACCGCCCTCATCAAGCTGGGCGGGGAGGTCGCGTCCGACGGCGTGACCGACAACAAGGGCCGATGGTTCGGCACGACGACCGTCGAGCCCGCGGAGATCGAATTCGAATTTCCGCTCACGGTCGATTTCAACCCCGACAACTACCGCGGCCAGTGCGGCGACCTGATGTTCCTCACGGTCGAAGGCATGAGCTACCTGTCCACGAATGCACAGCTCTCGGCGGGCATCGAGGTCAAGGACTCCGAAGGCAAGGTCAAGCTGACCTTCAAGGGCGACGCGGCGGTCGTCTACTGAGCATTTGAGCACCATGTACCAACTCAAGACCCCCTTCAAGGCGCGCCGCGACGGTGCCGACATCGAGTTCACGGAGCTTGCGTTTCCCGACGTCATCACCGTGAAGATGATGCGCAAGGTGCCGATGGCTCAAACGCTGCTGGCCGCGCATGTGCTTGCCGAGCAGTGCGCCGGCTTGAATCAGATCGAGGCGTCCAAGCTCACGACGCCCGATGCGCTGGACTATGCCAACGAGCTGCAGGCGCTGGGATTGCTGACGCCGTGCGACGAGCCGGGCTTCAAGGTGCCGGAGATCAAGCCGGTCAAGGCGTTGATCGCCCGGATCTCGGCAGATCCGCATGCGCAGCGCGTCGATTTCGCGGCCCAGGTGCTGCAGCTCAGCGGCATGTCCCGTGAGGAGATCGACGAGATGGACTACCGGGCTTTCGAGCCGGCCATCGCGGCCATCACTGCGATCTTCATCGGCCCAAACAAATAAGGGACTCCGCGGCCGCGCTTCTGGCGCGCGGAGTCCAACCCTCTGAAATCGAAGAGATGACTCTCGGGCGCCTCGCCTTCTGGGTTGAGGTGTCCGAGGTCATCGCCGAAGCTGAGCGCGAGGCGGCAGCTGCAAAGACAGGCAGGTAAATCACATGGCAGTCATTCAAGAGTCCAAGGTTGTTCTGAACGGCCAGGACAATTCTGGCTCGGCCTTCCAGTCGCTGCAGCAGCGTTTCCAGGGCATCACCTCTGCGGCCGACGCGCTGAAAAACCGCCTCGTGGGCGGCCTCGGCGCGACTTCCTTCGGGCGCCTGCAGACGCATCTCGGGAACCTGCGCGGGCAGATGGCGGCGCTGGGCATCGCCGGCGGCGCCGGCCTGGCCATCGGCGGGATCGCTGCGATCAAGACGGGCTTCGACGCCGTCGCCGAGACGGCCGAGAAGGCGGGACGGATCCACGACCTCGGCGGCCGCCTGCGCCTCAATGCCGAGGAGTTCCAGGTCTTCGAGAAGATCTCCAAGGACGCAGGGGCCAGTATCGAGGAGACGGGCGGCGCCTTCCTGAAGTTCAAGCTGAACATTCAGTCGGCAGTCTCCGAGGGAGGCAAGAAGCTGCAGAAACTCGACGGCGATCTCCGCGCCTTTGGCCTGACGGCCGCGCAGGCACAGCAGATGAAGCCGCTGGATCTGATGAAGACAATGGGCCTGGTCTCGAGCAAGAGCACGACCGAGGCCGACGAGATGCTCAAGATCGAGAAGTTCCGCGCCCTCGCTGGCAAAACCGGCGCGACGTTGATCCCGATCTTCGAGGCGATCGGCACGGACTACGACACGCTGGCAAAGAAGATGCGCGCGTCGGGCACGCTGATGACCGACGAGATGGCTGCGATCGGCGACTCCGCCGATGAGGCCTACCAGCGATCGAAGAGCGCGATGAACGGCCTGAAGCTGGCCTTCGGCGTGCAGATGCTGCCGGTCTTCGAGCAGTTCTCGAACATCATGGAAGCGCGGATGAAGGCGAACCGCAGCGCGATGATGCCGGGCGTGAAGGCCTTGGCCGATGTGCTGAGCCAGAACCTCAAGCCCTTCATGGACGACATGGACCGGATGGCCGACAAGACCAGCGGTCTCTTCAAGATCCTCAACAGGGTGGCCGGCCTGGTCGGCTGGGACAACCTGGTCTTCGGCGGCCTGATCGCGATCGCATCGCCCTTCATCCTGAGCGCCGGTGGCATTGCGCTCGCGCTGGGCCGCATGACCATCAGCGCGGTCACGGCGGCGGGGAGTTTTGCCGCCATGAACTTCGCGCCGGCGCTGCGCAGCCTGGTGCTGTTCCAGATCGGGCTGCGTTCGTTCGGCCTGTCGGCCGCCGCCTCGTGGGCGCTGGCCCTGGCGCCGGTCACGCTGGTGGTTGCCGCGGTCGGCGCTGTGGCTGCGCTGGGGTACCTGATCTATCAGAAGTGGGACGGCATCAAGGCCTTCTTCGTTGGCGTGTGGGATGGCTTCATGCGCGGGATTGCGCCCGTGGCCGACGCGCTCGCGCCGCTCTCGGGAATCGCCTCGGTCGTGGGTTCCGCTTTCAGCGTGATGGGCAGCCTGATCGGCGGTGCCATCGACTGGGTGATGCAGCTGTTTGCACCGGTCGACAAGACGAAGGAAAGCTTCGCGGCATGGGGCCTGGCGGGGCAGAGCGCCGGTGACATGATCGCGACCACCTTCAAGATGCTGCTTACGCCGATCACCGCGGTGATCGATGCAGTGAAGCTGTTCGGCTCGGTGATGGACTGGGCGATGGGCAAGGAGTTCAAATTCGACTCGTCGACGGCGAAGCTGTTCCAGGAACAACAGGCCCAGACAGCCGAAGTCCAGCGGCTGCAGACCGTTCTGCCCGTGCAAACCGCGGCGGCGGCCTCGGCTGCAATCGACGCTTCTCCTGGCCCGGCAGGGGCATCGAGCTCGAGTTCGAGCTCGATCTCCCGATTCGGGGCCGGCGCGCCGTCGATCAGCATTCCGACTCCGAAAGTCGACGTGAGCGGACGCTTGGATGTCCGCGTGACGGCCGAAGGAAAGCCGGAGATCACGCGCGTGGAATCCCGCAACCCCAACTTCAACATCGACGCCCGCTCGGGCGGCATGTTCTCGACGCCATGACCACGAACAGCTGGCGGCAGCTCCTGCGTCCGGCCTCGTGGCGGGGCGTTCCTTTTGAGGTGGTGGGCGACGAGGTGGAGTTCGGCCGCAACGTGGCCATCCATGAGTTTGTCCAGCGCGACAAACCGCAGGTCGAGGATCTGGGCCGCAAGACCCGCAAATTCCGCATCGATGGCTGGATCTGCGCCGGCGCGCAGAACGGTTTTAACCCGTGGCCCCAGCGCGATGCTCTGGTCGCCGCGGTTGAGCAGGGCGGTGTGGGCACGCTGGTGCACCCGTTCTACGGCACCCTGCGTGGCCACATCACCACGATGGGCGTCAAGCAGACCAGCAGTGAGCTGGGCGGCTTCATCTCGCTGTCGATGGACTTCGTCGAGGCCGGCGAGGTCGAGTTCCGGGCCGACGTGGTCGACGACACCGGAGGGACCGTCCTGGCCGCGGCCGATGACAGCTACGAGGCGCTGGCCGATGAATTTTCGATGGCCTTCAGCGTCGAGGACCTGCCCGGCTTCGTGTTGGCCGATGCCGTTGACATGGTCGATCAGTTCCTGGGCGTCCTCGCCCAGTGGCGCCGTCCGGAAAGCCTAGCGGCGCAGGTTGCCGAACTCAACCTGGCGTCGATCGGCATCTACTCGCAACCGCTGGCGCTCGCGCAACAGGTGATGACGATCATGCGCGACGTCGCGCAGCCGCAAGCCTTCCACGAGTTCCTTCGTCCCCAGACGCCGAACATCCCGACGAGAGGGCGCGCAGCCCAGCGGACGAACAGCGTGGCGTTCACGCACCTCGTGCAGTCGGCCAGCCTGATCAGAGCGGCCGAGCTCAGCGTGGATTTCGCGAGCTCGAGCAATCGCTTCGCGGCCGACAGCACGGTCCTCCGCAGCACGCCGAAGCTCATCACCTACAACGAGATGCAGGCGCAGCGCTCCGCGATCACGCAGGCTTTCACCGCCGAGCTGCTGGATCTGTCCGGGCTGCAGATGTTCCCCAACACACAGCAGCTGCTCGTGGCGCTGCGCACGGCGGCGGTGCAGCACATGACGTCGACCGGGGAGCACCTGGCGCGAACCTTCGTCACCACGTGCTGCGACGGCACGGGGTGGAATGGCTTCATGCCCACGCTGGTGCTTGCCTATCGCCACTACGGGGTTCTTTCGGACGACGTGATCAACGAGCGCAACGAGATCCCAAATCCGCTCTTCGTGCCGCCGCGCGCCGCGATCGAGCTCCTACACGAGGTGACCGAATGATCTCCGAGAGGCTCAGTCCGATCGACGCGAACAACCGCGTGAGCCTGGAGGTGAACGGCGTGAGGTACGAGGGCTGGAAGGGCATACGCATCTCGCAAGGGATCGAGCAGCTCGCCGGCACGTTCTCTCTCGACGTCACGCAGAAGTGGCCCGACCAGGCTGTGGATTTTCCGATCGAGCCCGGCGAGGCCTGCACGCTCAAGATCGGTGAGGACGTGATGATCACGGGCTACATCGACGTCGTCTCGGAGGTCGAAGGCGTCGAGGACCACACCATTCGCGTGGAAGGGCGGGACCGCACCGGCGACCTGGTCGACTGCAGCGCGCCCACCACCGAGTGGACGGGCCTGACGTTCGAGTACATAGCGTCGGAGCTGATCAAGCCCTACGGCATCGAGCTCTTGACGCAGGTCGAGACCTCTGCCGGCGGCTATGTGGCGAAGAAGCCGGGAAAGCACAAGGCTCCTGCCGCGAAGGCGGGCAAGGGCGGCGGCAGGCTGCCCAGGAAGGCCGGCAACAGCGGCGAGACGGTGCACAGGCTGCTGGAGAAGCTCGCCAAGATTCAGGGCGTCCTGCTGGTCAGTGACCGTAAGGGCGGCCTGGTGGTGACGCGTGCAGGCCTCAACGGACGGACCACCGACAAGCTCGAGCTGGGGCGTAACCTGAAATCGCCCATCAACTACGAGCGCAGCTTCGCCAACCTGTTTTCGGAGATCACCGTCAAGGGACAGGCGCACGGTGCCACGAGCGCGGGCGTGCCCGTGCTGAGCGGGGCGGCATCGGTCAAGCCTGTGGCCACCGTCAAGCGCAGCGGGGCCTCAGCGGCCGGCGCGGTGACGGTCGGCAACAAGTCGATCCAGCGGTATCGCCCGCTCGTCATCAACGCGGAGGACCAGGCCGACGCGAAACGCTGTCGAGATCGCGCCGAGTGGGAGGCGGGTACTCGCGAAGCCCGCAGTCGCAAATTCGTGGTCCAGGTCCAGGGCTGGCGTCAGAGCGACGGAAGCATCTGGGAGATCAACACGCTCACGAACCTGCTGAAGCATCGCAGGGTAGGGGAGAACGAGGACATGCTGATCAGCAACATCGAATACACGCTGGATCTCAGTGGCGGCACGGTCTGCATCATGACGCTCTACAGCCCCGAGGCCTTCGACGTGCTCAAGGAGATCCCGAAGGTTGAAGCCGGTGCGGGTGCCGGCTCTCGGCAGCTCAGCGGCGTGAGCAGGGGACGCTGATGTCGGTCGATCGCATCTTTGGCCTGGTGCGGCGCGTGATGCGCCTGACCACCGACACTGCCACACCGAGCGTACAGGTTCAGATGGAAAGCGCTGCCGACGACCTGCACAACGACGTGGAGGTGCTGGAAACCTATGGCTTCACGGCGCATCCGCCGGAATCGGTACCGGAAGGCCTCGCCGTCTTCCCGAATGGCGAAAGCGACCATGGCATCGTCATCGGCTGGTTCGACAAGGCGCATCGTCCCGCCGGCTTGAAGGCTGGTGAAACCCAGCAATACAGCGTGCACGGGCAGAACCAGCTCTTCGACGAGGACGGCCAGATCACGCTCGAGGCGACGCAGCACGGGCAGCGGCTGTTCTTCAACAAGGATGGCGAGGTCGAGATCCGCGCGCAGCAGGGCCAGACGGTGCTGCTCGACAAGACGGGCCAGGTGGTGATCACCGACAAGGCCGGCAGCACTTTCCGGATGCTTGCGAACGGGGACATGGACGTGACGCCGGCATCCACCCAGTTCCGGGTGAATGGCTACCTGACCGCCTCGTACGGCGGCAGCAGCATCGGCATGAACCCGAACGGGGACATCGTCATGCATCCTGCCAGCGGGGTGGTGCAGGTGATCGGCAACGCCAAGGCCACGGAGGACGTGATCGCCGACAGCGATGGCACTGCGATCAGCTCTTTGCACCATCGGCACCCCGGCGGCAGCATCGGGGCCGGCACATCACTGGAGCCGATCTGATGGACGTCGAGCTCTTCTACGGATGCGGCCCCGATGCCTGTGCAGACGTGCGCACGGCGTGCGGCGACCTGGTCGCGATCAACGAACTGTCGACCTCGATCCTCATCAGCCTGTTCACCGACCGCCGCGCGAACGAGGACGACGTGCTGCCGGACGGCAGCGACCCCCGCGGCTGGTGGTGCGACGCGATGGATGGCACGCGCATCGGCTCACGGCTCTGGCTCCTCGAGCGAGCTCGCAATCTGCCAGAGGTGCTGCGCCTGGCCGAGGAGTACGCGCTCGAGGCGCTGGCCTGGCTGATCGAAGACCGCGTGGCGCGCAAGGTGACGGCGACGGCGGTCGTGGTCGGCGGATGCCACAACGTGCTCATGCTGACCGTGCAGATCTTCAAGCCTGACGGTCGAAGCCTGCGGTGGAAGTTCCGCTACGCGTGGGACCTGAGGGCCGTGCAGGACTGGGAAGCACTGGATTGCGCCAGTGCGCTGGCGATGGCCTGACATACAACGAACTTCGAACAGGGTACCCATGGCATTCAACCGACCAACGCTCGGCCAGCTGATCAGCACGGCCGAGGCCGAGATCAACGCGCTTATCCAGAACGCCGATGCGCGCCTGCGCTTCTCGATGCTCAACGTGTTCGCGCGCGTATGGGCAGCTCTGACCGACGGTCTCTACAGCGCGCTGGTGTTCCTCAGTCGCCAGCTATTCGTGATGACGGCAACGCGGCGCTTCCTGGAACTGATCGCCGAGAGCTACGGGATCTATCGCCTGCCGGCAAAAGCTGCGCAGGGGAGCATCGCTTTTCAGGGCGTGCCCAACAGCCCGATCGTCGCGGGCACCATCTTCCAGCGCACGGATGGCGTGCAGTATCAGGTGACGGGCGGCGGCTTTATCTCGGGGGCGGGGTACCTCGAGCTGCCGGCTGTCGCACTCACAGCGGGGACGTTGGGCAATGCGCCGGCATTGGTGCAGCTCCAGTCCACGAGCCCTGTGGCAGGCCTCCAGAGCGCGGTTGTGGCGAGCGGTGCCATTGCTGGCGGGGCTGACGAAGAGACAGACGATGGACTCCGCGTGCGTACTCTGAAGCGAATTCGCAATCCTCCAGGGGCCGGCACGGTGGCCGACTGGGAGCGTTGGGCAGGGGAGCTCAGCACGGCGGTGACGCGTGTATGGGTCGTGCCGACGGTCTACGGTAACGGTACGGTGGCCGTGGTCTTCGCGCAGGACAACGACGGGATCGTGCCGCCGCCAGCAGTGGTGCAGCAGATGCGCGATCACCTTGCGCAGTTCACGCCAGAGGGCACGGCTCTCTACGTCTACCCGCCCACGCTGAAGCCCGTACCTTTCACGATCCACGAGATCCCGAACAGTGACCCGGCTGTACGGCAGAACATCTCCGACGAGCTCCAGGACCTGCTCTACCGTGAGGCCGGGCCCGGTAGCACCATCCCGCTGACACACATTTCGGAAGCGATCAGCGGCGCGCAGGGCGAGTACGACCATTCAATGTCGGTGCCGAGCGGACCGCTGGTGTTCAGTGCCTTCGCGCCGCTCTTCGAGGTGGGCGTATTGGGCGCCATCACCTGGAACTGACCGTGGACGCAGTCAACACGTCATGCGCGGCCGAGCCGGCGCCCCTTTGCGAGGTGCAGTCCGTTGCGGCGGAGGCGCCGCTGTGCGGCCATACGCCCGAGCAGTTCGCGGAGGTCGCGCTCGCGCTCGAGCCGCGAGGTGCGGCCTGGTGCAAGCTCTACACCACCACGAAAGCCGCGCTCTACCGTGCGTTCGGGAGGTTGCTGGCGGACTTCGAGCAGCGGCTTTGCGACCTGTTCACGGAATCGCTAGCGTGCAATTCGGTGGAGCTGCTGGCCGAGTGGGAGCTGGAGTACGGCTTGCCTGGTGAGTGCGCGGCAGGGGCCTATCCGACAGATCTGCCGGGCCGCCAGGCGCAGGTTTGTGCTGCGCGCCGCAGCACAGGCATCAGCACTCGAGAGCAGCTGCAGGCGCTCCTGCGGATCGCGCTTGACTGCCCGCTGCTGACGCTCGAGCATATCTTCGTGCATAGCTGGATGAACAGCACCATGGGCCAGCCGCTCACGGTCTACGGCGGGATCTGCGTGGGCGGCATCGGCCCGGCAGATCTGCCGACGATGGTTCACAACGTCGTGGGCGGGTGGGGCGTGATCAGCGACGGGGCCGGCTCCAGTGTTGGCCAGCCGCTGACGCTTAACGATCCCGACTTTGTACAGCCTCCGATGTGCCCGGTGATCTACCACAGCACGATGGGCGGCTGGACCGGCGGTGTCGGTGTGCCATTGATGGTGGCCGACCCCATCAAGTGGGGCCTGCTCGTGTGCCTGATGAAGAAGCATTTGCCGGCGCACGTCGCCTGGACGGTCTGCGCCTGACCCTCTAACCCATCCCCCTCAAGGACTGCCTCGGCAGTCCTTTTTTTTGCCTGAAAGGAAACCATGGACCTGATCACCTACATCCCGGGAATCGCGAATTCCGGGCTCTTCACGCCGGGGCCGAACACGCCCTCGCCGTGGAACGTACCAATCATTGGCGCGGTCGACGGCATCAGCCCGGCAACGGCAACCCGCAACATGGCGGAGATCTACAACCGCTTGCTGTTCGCACATGCTGCGCTGGTGGAGGCTGCTGGCCTGGCCATCGACCACGACGACTGGGCCCAGCTCGTGCACGCGTTCCGCAGCAACGGGCTGGTGTATGCGGCAGGCGCGGGGACGGCGAATGCGCAGACGGTCGCGTATACGCCCGCGCTCAAGGCATTGGTCGACGGCATGGTCCTTTGGTACAAGGCGGCCGTGGCCAATACGGGGCCTGCCACGCTCAACGTGAACGGGCTGGGCGCCGTCCCCATCATGGGAGGAGCGCACGGCGCGCTACAAGGCGGCGAGATCGTCGCGAACGGTCGCTGCAGGCTGCTCTACAACGCGACGTTGGGCGCCTTCATCTTGCTCGAGTGCACGGGCGCGCCTCTGCAGGTGGGCCTGGCGACCCAGAGCCAGCATGCGATGCAATTGGGCCAAGCCACCGGGCGCTGGATCAATCGCCAGATCATCACTGCGACTGGCCCCTACGCGCCGACGGCGGGCACGAACTATGGCGACGTCACGGTGATCGCTGGCGGGGGCGGGGGTGGCGGCTGCCAGGCGACCGGATCGGGGCAGATGGCCGCCGGCGCCGGCGGTGGCGGTGGTGGCTGGGCGCGTCGCCGTCTCACGATCGCCCAAATGACAGGTCAGACGATGACGGTTGGCGGGGCCGGCACTGCTGGTGTGATCGGCTCGGGCGCGGGGGGGAATGGTGGTGCCTCCTCGTTCGGGGCGTTGGTTTCAGCCACCGGTGGGATAGGCGGCTCGTTCGGTGTGGCCGTCACTGCCAGCAACGTCACATTCGTTGGCGTTGGCGCGGCTGGTCTCGGCTCCAACGGCGACGTCAATGGCTTCGGCGGGAACGGCCGGTTCGCGACCTACTCGCCCGGCGGCGGCATCGGCGGAGACGGCGGGTTCTCTCTTCTGGGTGGGGGCGCCGCCTGGGCTTCGGGGACAAGTGGAGGCACTGGCGCCTCGGTGCGTGGCGCGGGCGGCGGCGGTGGCGTGGTGCAAGGCAGCAACGCCACGGGCGCACAGGGCGGGATCGGCGGTGCTGGTCTCATCATCATCGACGAGTTTGCATAAGGACCGCAGGACCATGAAATACGCTCTTTACTACACGACCACAGGACAGGTGGTTCAATGGCAGGACGACGAGGTCTATGGCTATAACGAGCCGGAGGGAAATTTCGCGCGGATCGAGCTCAACGATCCGCTGCCGGTGGATTTCGACGTCAACGCCCAGCCTTCGGGCTACTGGGTCATAGATGGTGTATTGACTCAGACGGCGCCGCCCGCGCCACTCTCCGACGTTGCAATGCGGGCTGGCTGGGCCGTGACCGCGAAGCGAGCCGACTTGCTCGCGGAGGGTGTAGCCCTCGCGGGCGGGCGCCGGTTCCGTCCTACGGACGCGGACCTGGCCCGCCTCGCACCGATCGCACTCAACCACGCGGCTCTCGGGATCGCGGCCGTCGACGTGCTGCTCGATCAGCCGCCGGTCTGGTATGGCATCGCCGCGGTGGACCTCGCTGTTGCGTATTCGGCATTCATCGTGAAACGCGAGGCGTGCTACTCGAATGAGAGACTTCATCTCGAGGCCATAGCCGCGTTGCTCGCGGCCGAGGATCGCGCCGGACTGGAGGAATACGACGCGACCACTGGCTGGCCGACCTGAGCTCGTTCTGCCTTCACAACCAACCCGCTTCGGCGGGTTTTTCTTTTGCCTGAAAGGCCGGCATGAACTCTCAACCTTCCGTAACCGATGCAGTCGGTTTCGGCGTTTTTCTCGCTGGTCTGGTGTACGCGCCCAACGTCGCCGAAGTAGTGGGGCCATACATCGTGATCGTGCTGGCATCGATCATCGGCGCGTCATTCGCACTGAAGCGACGCGAGAAGACAGCGCGCCTCGCGGCGCTCTGGTACTTCTTGCGCGTGGCTGGATTGGCGGTGCTTATCACAGTGAGCCTGGCAGGCATCGGCAGCAGCTACTACAGCTCGCTGACCGAGCGCGTGCTGATCACACCCGTGGCGCTGGTCATCGGCGCGATTGGCGACGACTGGCCCAAGCTGTTGCGCGCCATTGTTCGATTCATCTTCCGTGCGGTCGACCTGGCCCGCGGCAATCCACCCAAGGACAACAAGGAAGAAACGCCATGAATTGGGACCAGCAACGCGTGCTTGCGGTGGCCCTCTGGCCAGCCTGCGCCGCAATCTTCTTCATCGCCTCGTGTCGCCTTAACGCCATGCCGAGAAACACCCGTTGGGCTGTCGTCGTGGAGTACGCCATCTGGGCGGGGATCGGTTTCACGGTGCCGTTTTTGCCCCTGGTTGGCGAGTGGCCCGGCCCGGGGATGGTGTTGCTTACATACGGTCTCGTTCTGGTGCTGCTCTGCAGTGCCCGGGCTTGGGCCGGAGACATCGCGCCGGACGAAGCGACGGATGCGTCTCCGCTGCAGGCGCTGACTTGGCGTCAAGCAATAGAACTCAGGTGGATGCGCCTGCGCGCGCGGCTTGAGGTGCTATGGCAGCGCGCGCAATTCTGGAAGGTCCAATCATGAACTCGGTCACTCTCTCGCTCTGCACCGGCGCGCAGCTCAGCCGCGCCCAGCTGTTTGCCGACTTCCTGTCGGCCGGCATGGCGTTCTACATGATCGATACGCCGCAGAGGCAGGCGATGTTCCTGGCCAACGTGGGCCACGAGTCCAGCCGGCTGCAGTACACGACCGAGCTGTGGGGGCCGACGGCAGCCCAGAAGGGCTACGAGGGCCGGAAGGATCTCGGCAACACCCAGCCTGGAGACGGATCTCGATTTCGTGGCCACGGCCTGATCCAGATCACCGGCAGGGCCAACCATGCAGCCGCACGCGATCGCCTGCGCGCACGCTTCCCGGATGTGCCCGACTTCGTCGAGCACCCCGAGCAACTGGCCGATCCGCGGTGGGCTGCGCTCTCGGCCTGCGACTACTGGGACATGCGCCGGCTCAACACCTGGGCTGACGCCGGCAGCTTCGACAACGTCTGCGACATCATCAACCGCGGCAAGGCTACGCCGGCCGTGGGCGATTCGAACGGCTGGGCGGACCGCCTGGCGCTCTATAAAGGCGCCCGCTCTGCTCTAGGGCTTGAGCCGCTATGACTGTGCTCACCGACCTCAAAGCGCTCCTGATCTACATCTTGAGCGCTTTCGTGCTGGTGTTGGGCTTGGCAACGTGGCATTACCGCGCGCTGGCCAGGACCTCCAGCTTGGCGCTGCAGGTCCAGAACGCAGCCGTGGTGGCCACGAATGCCGCCGCACAGCAGCTGCTCGAGCAGCGCACGAAGGAACGCGACGCCAAGCAGGCCGAGCTCAACAAACGCGCCGAGGCGCAGGAGAAGACTGATGAAAAAGCTGTTACCCAGATCTCTGCTGACGATCAGCGCCAGCGCAGCGCTCCTGTGGTTGTCCGGGTGCTCGACTGCACCCGCGATGCCGGGCGCAGTGGTGGAGGCGCCGCAGGTCCAACTGCCGCCCGTGCCGACCCTGGTACAGCAGACACCGGCGCGGCCAGTGGGGTACTTCCGGCAGCTGGTGCTCGACGCCTTGCAGACGCCCTGACTGAGATCGAGAAGACGAGCGCAGCGTATAGCTCGTGCCGAGCAGACGCCTACAGCGTCCGCGGGCAGGCGCCTCCTGCCGAATGAAATTTCCAACGTGATCCCCCGCTCTGGCTTAGCCTGGAGCGGGGGTGGTTCTGCGTTTGAGGTCAGGCGTTCAGCGCGGCCTGCCGGGGGCGAGTAAGCCTCATGATCGTCTGCGACACCTTGCGGCCTACCACGATGCCAAGGCGTTCGACAGGGTAAAACAGCACCGCCGAGAGCATGATCAACACCATGCTGGAGAGAAAAAGGATCAGCAAACTGAGTGCAGATATGCCGTGCCCGCTGTACAGGGCCATGAATCCCCACGCCGTGAAGCTGCACATCACTGGAATCTGCACCAGGTAGATCGAGAAAGACAGACGTCCCACCCATTGCGACAACGGGGTGGAGAGCGCTCGTCGGGCACGCTGGCTGAGCATGACGCCGAAGATGAGCGCGAGGCTGGCGAACGAGAGCGTCAGCGGCTCGTTGTCTTCCCAGCGCCAGGCTGCCAGCATCAAGCCGCAGGCGATCATCAGGCCGGATAGAAGCCGGCGCTTCTCGGAGACTTCGAACTGGTGGAAGTGCCGGCTGTGGCGGAAGTCAGCAAGGGCGCAGCCGAGAGCAAGTGCGAAGATCGAAGAATCGAGCCACCAGGTCATGCCGAGCAGGGCCGCGTGGCCCACGAGCCGCGCGGCGCGCGAGGTGCCTACGACCAGCAGAACTGCGAACACCGCGATCGATCCTTGCATTTCGACCGGCATCGTCCACAGCGACGAGTTGTACGAGGTCATTGCGTTCGGGTCCACGTAGACGCGATACAGCGAGAAATTGAGCACGTCAGCGACGCTGGGGTCGAATTGATAGAACGCGGACCACCAGAACCAGCTGCCTGCAGCGTAACCGGCGTGACCATTGAGCATCCAGCCCGCCACCATCATCGCTGCCGCGATCGCCGAGATCACCAGGATCGGGATGGTCAGTCGAAAGTAGCGGCGCAAGGCGAGGTCTACAACTACGGCGCGTTCGCCGGTCCTGAAGAAGCCAGCGCTGAGCACATAGCCAGAGAGAACAAAGAAAACGAACACGGCGAAGGTGCCGTCAGCGAAGAAAGGAATTCCCGGGAGGTAGTTCCGCCAACCGGGAAAAATGGTGATGTGCAAAAGGTGATGCAGCACCACGGCAATAGCGGCCCAGCCGCGCAGGCCGTCCAAATATGGTTCGCGCATCCGAGGATCAGCTCAGGAGTTGAGCGAGCTTGAGCTCGCATCGGCTGGTTTCGATGGGAGTGCCGCCACAAACTTTTCGATGGCGAAAGCGCACAGCGCGCAGAGTCCCAGCGCTGGCAGTGCGATGTACATGCCAATGTCGAACGGTAGGAAGTATCCGCCGGTCGCCAGCACTGCCAGCCAGAAAACGCCGTTGATTGCGCTGAGCCAAAAGAGCAGCGCGTCTTGGCGAAGAGTTAGCCCGTTCTGCGGCTTGTAAGGCGGAGGGCGCTTGAACATGGGAGAAACCTTGTCATTGTTGTGACGCATTGTAGAACTGCGACTCTCAATGTGGCCTGTGAGTCGTTGGTACTCATTGCGACGGTTTCACTCCTAGCGAGCACGCTCGCCTAGAACAGGTCGAGTTGGGGCGGCGGTGGCGTCGGAGTGCCCTGTGCGGCGCGCTTCGGCCCGCGCTCGCCTGCCGGCCGTTCCTTTTTTGGTCGTGGTGCAAGCGGCGCGGGATACGTGTCGAGCTGACCCATCCATTGCTGGAAGAACCGCGGCGCCTCGTGCACGGGACACGTCAACCAGTCGTCGTAGTCTTCGGGGTCAAGGATCACGACCATTCGCTTTTCGTCGCCCGGCCGGTGAAATCGCGACATCACCGGGTGGCCATCGGCGTTGATGGTGATCATCGCGAAGCTGAACATCTCATCGTTGGTTTCCGGGTTCGTCCACTTCTCCCAGATGCCGGCGAGGCCCATGGGCACCTCGCCGGGCTGCTGGATGCGGTAGCGCACTGCGGGCCCCTCGTCCGTCTCGTAGAAGGGCTCAAAGATCGCCTCGGCAGGGATGATGCAGCGCTGCCCCATGCGCCAGGCGCTGCGATAGCTGGGTTTCGTGGCGATGGTTTCCGACTTCGCGTTGTAGGTCTTCTTTCCGTAAACCAACTCCTTTGCGAAGCCTGGCAGCAAGCCGAACGCGCCGTCGTCGACGCGGCGATTGCCAGAGCCGTCTTCGGCAAGCCTGATGAACGGGGCCATGCCAGTGGGCCAAGTGACGACCGGCCGCTCATCGTCCTCACGGATGACGCCGAAGAAGGACAGGAGCCTGTCACGGCGCGTCACGGCTTCGTAGTTGCTGCACATCGCTCGGCTCCATCGATCATGAGGCTCAAAAGTACCCCGGGCTGCGACCCGAGGCCGTTTCAGGGTTATGGGGCACTCGCCGATCCGCCCGCTTCGTCATCGTCTCGCCAATCTTTCTCGCCGCCAGCGATTCCTCGAGCTCGCGTTCGCGCGCCAAGCGCCGCGCCTCGGCCGGGTTGCCGAAGCGGTCCTCGTCGTCGTCAAAGCCGCCTCGAGGGATCGCAATCGGGCGGCAGAACCACGTCTGAGGGTAGTCGTCCGACTTGATGCGCTTCATGCCGATCCCGCGCGTGATGACCTCCATGCCCGAGATCAGGATGCCGCCCTTGATCCTGCGCAGCCTGGCGCGATCGAGGGGAGGGATCACGTACGTCTCCCCGTCCGGCTGCAGGAGCGATGCCAGAAAGATGCTCCGGCCTGGCCTAGGGTCGAAGATGCGTTCCATGTAGGTCAGGTCGCCCACGCGACGGGTGTGCTTCACCGCCTCCACGTTCGGGAGCTTCTCACCCTCGTATCGGGTGCGGAAGACTTCGTAGAAGACGGGAATTGACACTGTTTAAATATACAGTAGTATCCAGTGCATGGACAGCGACGAGATCCCGACAGACATGTGGATCTACTACTGCGCCAAGCGGCTCAAGCAGCACTGGCGCACGGTCGATCCTGCGCAGCTCGACGAGCTGGCTACTGACCTGGCTGGTGATGTGAACCTCCGCGCGATGTCGCCGATCGCGGCTGCTGCGCTCTTCCTTGAGCCGGTGTTGCGGCCTGACGAGGCTTAATCGTGGATCCGCGGCCACCGTTTTGGCTGCCCCTGTACAGTCGGCGCCTTCGCAACAAGCCGGCAGGCAAAAGGACTGATCGTGCCCGTAGAGCCCCACTGGACAGCCTATTTGACTCCTGTGATCCAGTTCTTCGCTGCGGCCGCAGCGGTCTTCGTAGCGTACAAGTTCGGCAAGATCCAGGCAGGCATAGCGAAACAGCAGGCCGACACGGCCATCTTGGCGGCGAAGACGGCGCGTAATAAGCTCAAGTTCGAGTTGTTCGAGCGGCGTCTTGTTATGTACGACCGTGTCTATGCATACATCGACACTGTGATCGGTCAAGGGAAAATAGTCGCTGAATCCGACAGCGAGTTTTTGACTTCTGTGCGCGCGATGGGCTGGATCACTGATAGATCAGTGGTCGACTATGTTCATAAAGAGCTCCGAGACAAGATGATCGCGCTCTCGATGTTGACCACCGAGATTGAGAACATGCCTGTCCCAAACCAAGCACGTGCGGAGCTCGGCATCAAAAAGTCTGTTTTGCAGGCGACTCTCTACCAGGAGCACGACGCGCTTGCACGCGTCTTCGAGCCGTTTCTTAAGCTCGAGCATTAGCCGGGTCGCGGGGCAGTCAGTTGATGTGCTAGGAGCTCTCGGCGTCTTCTGCCGCGACGAGCTCACCCGGGCCCTCGATGCGCAGCCAGCGTGCGGTGCCGCCTTTGGCGTGGAGGATCACGTCGATGCCCGGCTTTGCCGAAGCGTCCGGCTGCATGCCCTTGTGATAGATCACAATGCGCTCGAACGTATCGGCCACGAGCTGGCGGGCCCGCATTCGCGCTTCGTAGTCGAGAGCTTCCACCCCGTCGACCAGGACCTTCCAGCGTTCGTCTGCGCCGGTTAGATCTGCGCGCGCCGCTTCCGCGAGTGCGCGCTCGGCGGCTTTGACCTGGTCGCGTGCTGTGTCCCTTTCGAGCTCGAGTTCGCGGGCTCGCCTGATGAACGTGGCGGGCGCTGCGTCCTCGCTTTCGAGCAGCGCCTCGGTGATGCGCTCGAGCTTGACCTCGATGTCCCGTAGCTGCGCGTTTGCCGCAGCAAGCTCAACGCGGGGCAGGGCGGCCCGATCGCCGGCATAGAGGGCCTGCAGGTTCACCATGTCGGAGCAGTAGCGCATCAGCGCTCGCTCGATCGGTGCGGCAGAGCATGAGCCTCTCACCAGGCACCCAGTGCCGCTGTTGACCTTGACGCACTGGAGGCGCCGGTGGCCGTCGGCCAGGCTGCCATCGGCGCGCCGCTTGTTGGCCATGGTTTGGCTCTTGAGGGGCGAGCCGCAGTAGCCGCACAGGGCGACGCCGAAGCCGGTCAGGAGTGACGGGATCTCGCCCTTGACATGCCGCCTGCTTCGCAGGCCGACGAGCTCCTGCAGGTCCGTCCATGCGTCTGCATCGATGACTGCAGGGTAGTAGTTCTCGAGGACGAAGGTCTCCGGCTCGAGAACCAGGTGCTTCTCGCCCTTCAAGGCTGGGTTGGCCAGCAGCCGTACCAGGTGCCCGGAGGAGGGCGGTGCGGCACTGCTGGAGAGGCCAGCCGCGTGCAGGGCCTTCGCGATGTGGCCAGTGCCCAGGCCTCGGCGGAACATGTCGACGGCCGCGCGCACGGCCTCGGCGCGCTCAGGGATCAGCTGCCACTTGCCGCCGACCACGTGGAGCCAGCCAGGCGTCTTCCCGTAGCGGATGAGTCCGCGGTACGTGCCGTCAATCCACCCGACGCACTGGCGGCGAATCGCGTCGCGCACACGCTTGCTCTTCGTGTCCGATTCTTCATGAGCCCGGATCATCACCAGCACGCTGTAGACCAGGTCCATCGGGTTCGCCTTGAGGCGATCGCGGCTATAGACCTTGCCGTCGCTGGCCGTGACGACCGAGATCCCCGCGGAGATGATGGCTGTGAGCTGGGCTTGGGCTTGAATGGGCTCAGCGCGGGAGAGTCGATCAAGGCCCTCGACAACGAGGAACGAGCCGGCAGGGACCTGGCCATCTTCTACGGCCTTCAGGAACACGCCGAGGGCGCCTTTCTTCACGTGACGCTGATGGAAGGCCGAGAGGCCTTCGTCGCGCATCGAGAGAGTCTCGTCCAGCTGAAGGGAGTGCTCTTTCGCCCATGCTGCAGCGTAGGCGCCCTGACGTTCGGAGCTTGCGCCGCCGGCTTGGCGAGCGTCGCTGAAGCGCATGTAGCTGTAAACCTTGGCCGTCATGCGGCGCAGTTTACTTTCCGTGCGTGAGGTTTACCTCAATCAGGTTCAAAGGGACTTTCTCAGCGAAGTCGGCAAACCGACTTGGCACCCCTAGCGAGCAGCAATTTTACGCTTTCTATGTCCAGAGCCCGGTGGCAAGAGCTTTTTCGCTCAAGCGCCTATTCGGAGAGATGTGTTTTTTTGGGTGCTGCGATGCAGCAGTGCGTTCCGAATACGGCCGCGAGAGCACGCGCTTGGCGTTTAGCGGATGCTTCACCCATTGACAGGAAAGTACGCGTTTTTTGAGGTCCATCGTGCAGAATACGCGGCATCAACGATGGGCCGCACGATCGCTTCGGCGTATTTGGAGTCACCGTCGACAAGAATTTTCACAATGAATGCGAGGGGTGTGTAATGGGAGAACCTATCTGGAGGGGGAGCCTGGCGTTGCTGGCAGCTGCGTTGGTCTCTTGTGGGGGAGGCGGAGGAGGAGGTTCTGCGGGGTTGCCGAGTGGCTCGTCACCATCGTCGCCGTCGATCAGCGCTCTCGCTACGACTCAGGGCGCAAACTCGAAGGCGGACTCGGAGTCAGAAGGACTGGAGATCGCCCTATCGGACTCCCAGGGCGGGATCGCCGCTCTGCAAGCGCGAGGCGCAGACGTCGCCGCAGTTTTCGAACAGGCGATGCGTGGCGGTGACGCTCGGCCCTACGCAACGCTGGACACCAGTGCCTTTGGTATTCCCAGAACCATGGTGTATGACGCCGTTCATGGCGACATCTACGCCTCGTATCCCAGCACTTTTTGGGCAGCCGGACTGAGTGCCATCGTCCGGTTTCGCTCTAATGGCGTCTCCTGGTCGAGTTCTTCGCTTTCCATTCCCGGCTTGCGTGACATCGCATTGGCACCGGATTCGAGCGTTCTCGCCGCAACGGATGCCAGCAATCACGTTCATCTGATCGATCTGGCGGCTTTCAGTGTGAAGAGCACCCACTTGTCCACCTTTGGCGTGGGGGACGAAGGTAACGTCACGGAAGGGAGCCTCGCCATTACCAAAGACGGCAAGCTATGGATGCCCACGGGAGGTACGACATGGCATGGCCTGGGATTCTTCGACCTGAATACGCTCAAGTTCGGAGAAGCCCTACCCAGCTGCTGCTACAGCGGGCCGTACTTGGCAGTGTCTCGCGATGGCGTGCGGCTGATGGTGGCACCGTCGGCCGCCATCACGCCCACACCAGCCATGCTCTACATGGATGCGGAAGATGGAGTCTTCCGGACAAATCCGATAGGGCTGACATTCTTCTATTACCTGACGAGCGTGAGCGACAACGGAAACCGCTTCCTCATGGGGGGAAACGCGGTCTATGATAGGGCATTCGGAACGGTGGGCAGGGTGCCTCAGCCCGTGACCGGCGTCAGGGCTGCACAGTTGTCCGCAGACGGACGCCGCGCGTACATACTGGAATATGCCGTTGAACCCGGCTCCTCGGCGTTGCCGCTCGTTCGAGCCCTCGATACCAGCATGAAGGCTGGTACGCAACTGACGTTGCCTGAGATCGGAAGCTTCACCTTGCCCGAGGTGCCGGGTTGTCAGACCGCCAACTATCCCGACTACGAGTGCTATCGCCCTCGAATGCGTGTGACTCCAGACGGCAAGAACTTGCTGATCCTTGGCAGCAAGAAGCTGGTCGTGGTGCCTATTCCCCTCGCACTGCGTTCGTTAAGACTGCCCCCTGCAACGTGATCGTTGCGGCCTTCGTTGTCGAAGGCAATTTTTGACAGCGAAAGTCGCGGTTGTCATTGGCCGTGAAGTCGTGATTGGCATTGCTGATGCGGTCGGCCGCAGCGGGCAAGAATCGCTGCCGTGACCGCGCATTCGGCCGTGCTACGAGAATTTCAAAGATGAAAGATGATCTCCGGCGTTCGGGTCGGATGGATATGCCGTCTGCGCCGCACAACCACACCCGCCTGCGGCGCTTCAGGGTCGACGTAGGCACCATCATCTGTGCCGTGGCGCTGGTGCAGTCGCTGCTGCTCGTGGCCTTCGGCTACTGGGCGGCCGAGAAGCTGGTGTCGAAGGTGGGCACCGCGGCGCACAAGATCAACCACGACAGGGTCGAGGACAACGTGCTCGCCTTCCTCGCCAAGACGGAAGGCGTCATCCGCTCCATCGCGGATTCGCCCAGCGTCCATGTCTGCGGCGAAGACGGCGAGCAGACCGCCGAGATGCTCTGGACCATGCTGGAGCAGACCCCCGAGATCGACAGCATCAACGTGGCTACCGACCATGGCCACGTGCTGATGGCGGTGCGCTACCCGGTGCCGGCCATCCGCCAGGTGCTGCGCGGCCCGGATTTCAGCACCGAGACCTGGCAGTACAAGAGTTCGCCCGATCTCGACGGCGGCGACGCGAAGCAGCGTTTCGCGACGACGGCCATCTCGGCCTATCGCAGCGACTTCGATCCCGAGAAACGCACCTGGTACCTGGAAGCCATGAAGGCAAAGGGGCCGGTGTGGACCCAGCCCTTCCTGATGAGCGACGCGCAGGAACTCGCCGTCGGCCATGCGCGGCCGTCCGCGCGCGTCGACGACGAGGGCCACAGACGCGGGCTCGTGGTCGACGGCAACGTGTCGCTCGCGCATCTGGCGAGGCTGGTGCGCGTCTCCGGTGCGACGGGCAGCGGGGAGAGCGCCTTGCTGAGTTCGGACCATCACGTGATCGCGCGCAGCGACCATCCCGACCCGGTGCGCGAGCTGGAGTCGCCCGACACCGGCGTGCTCGGCGCCATCCATTCGCACATGCTGGCCGCCGGCACCGCGGGCGGCGCCGATGACCTGGCCTTCTCCATCGAGCACGAGGGGCGCCGCTATCTCGTGCAGACCTCGCACCTTCCGCACACCCGCTGGCAACTCGTCAGCTGGGAGCCTGAAGAACAACTGCTCGGCGGCCTGCAGCGCTCGGTGCTGTGGTCGCTGCTGCTGACGGTGAGCTTTCTCGGGCTGGCGCTGTTCATTTCGCTGCGCTTGTCGAAGCTGGTGACCGGGCCCATCGAGAACCTCTCGCGCGTCGCACGCCGCATCGGGCGGCTGGAGCTGGACAACCTGCCCATCGAGCCCAGCCGGGTGCTGGAGATCCAGCACCTCAACCAGGCGCTGGACGAGTCGGCGCGCAGCCTCAAGGCCTTCAGCAAGTTCGTGCCGGTGGACATCATCCGGCAGCTCGTCGCCGAAGGGCACGCGCTGGGGCCCAGCGGGTCGCCGCGCCGCATCACCGCGATGTTCACCGACGTCGAGGGCTTCACCAGCATCTCGGAGTCGATGCCGGCCGACGTGCTCGTGCGGCAGCTGACCGAGTACTTCAGCCTCGCCGCAGGCATCTTCGCGCGGCATGGCGGCGTGATCGACAAGTTCATGGGCGACGGCATCATGGTGCTGTGGGGGGCGCCCACCGATCTGGAGGAAGCGGAGTACCGGGCCTGCCAGGCGGCGCTCGAACTGCACGCGCAGATGAATGCGCTGAACGACAAATGGCGCGGCGAAGGCCTGCCCGAGTTCCGCACGCGCGTCGGGATCCACACCGGCCATGTGATCGCGGGCGTGCTCGGGTCGAGCGACCGTCTCTCCTACACGGCTATCGGCGACGCGATCAACGCCGCGAGCCGCATCGAAAGCGTCAACAAAGAACTGGGCACGCGCACGCTGATCTCGCAAGCCACCTTCGAGGGGCTGGGCGGACGGCTCGCCACGCGCCGCATCGAAGAACTTGCCGAGCTGCGCGGCCGGCAGACGCGCATGGTGCTGTACGAGCTGCTGGGGCCTACGCCGACCTGA